TCTGCAGGGTTACAAGCATACGCACAGCCAGGATCATAGCCATGATCAAGTCGTCAGTTTCGCCGGGCTTGGCAGCATAACTGGTGCCATGGGCCACGAAGTTCTTGAGTTCACTGATCAAACTGGCACTGTTCACCCGCATACGCCCTGACTCGATCAGGTTCTTTAGTTTGGAGCAAGCAGCCAGTTTGTTCCGGTTTGTTGTGTTATAGCCCTTGCGGAAGCGTCGTGTGGTAGGGCTGGCGGCATCGCTAAGGAAGTAGCCCTTGATATTCTCTTCGCCGTACTCCATGATAGAGATTAACGCTGCTTCACCAATGGTGTTGTTCTCTACTGAGTAGTAGATGCTCTTGTCATCTTGCACGGTGTCATGTATATGCTTGATAATGTCAGCCATGATACGCACCTGTTCCGGAATGGGTGTGCGGTTGTGCCGCCATTCGCCCACTTGTCGTGTGGTGTTGGCTTCCAAGATCTGTATGGCAGCAGGATCACCACCGGTGCCTAGGCTAGGATCCAGTGCCACCACATACACTTGATCTTTGCGGATAGGCTCAAACCAACGCACTTGTCCTGTTCTGTGTATGGGATCCTTGTGAGTGAGATCCAGCAGTTTGGCAGGTGCTATCAAGGTCTCATCATTGATAATGAACTCGCAGCCCATCTCACGGCGGAAACGATCATCACCCAACTGTGCTCGCATGTTTTCGCCCCAGGCAGCATCACGGTCTGGATGTTCTTCCCAATAACTTCTGTATGCTCGGAATCCGTTCATGCCCACTTCAGTAGGATTGCCGTATTCATCTTCGCACTTGTTGGCACCTTTCCACAAGAACGCAAACTGATCTTCGTCCGAGTTGGGTGTGCTTGTGATAATGGCTTTACCACCTGTGGCCAATGTGGGTGATATACTAGTCCAAAACTCTTTGGCGATAGTAGGACGCACATAGGCAAACTCGTCGGCGTAGAGTAATGTAATACTCATACCACGACCTGTTGTTTCTGTTGTTGTGGCACTCACTATGCGGCTGCCGTTTTCAAAGTCGATTGAGCCTTTGTTGTAGTTAGTGGCACCTGCTCGAATGTGATCAGGACACAGTTCGTAAGCAAAGCGAATACGCTGCATGATCTCTTGGGCACCGGTGTATTTGTGTGCCGCGATCAGGATGGTTGAGTCTGGCACGAACATGGCAAACCAAAGTATGTAGCCTGCTGCTGATGTTGATTTGCCAGTCTGCCTGGGCATCATGGAGATGGAATAGCGATAGTTGTGATATGTATCGATCAGTTTCTTCTGATAATCAAAAGCATGATACAGCATCTTGCCCTGTGTGGGATGCTGGATGTAGAAGAAGTTGTCCATGAAGTAGGCTGGACCTGTGTCGGGGTCAGCACATTTCAAAAACTCTTCCAGTTGTTGTTCTGTGAATTTTTGACGACGGTGTGGTGCCTTGATCAGCACCGTTTCATTTGCAGCGGCCATAGTCAGTTAGTTATCCGGATTTATTCGGATCGGCCACATTTGGCTCTTTTGACTCGGGTCAGATCGCCAAAGTCTACTGTCCATTCCTGTCCAGGGTTGAGTTCTTTTGCTGTGGGCGGAAACGCATAGTTTACTCTGGATTCTTGTTCAATCAAGTCCACTGGCACACGGAAACGGGTCAAGTCATTGCCCAGATTTGGGTAGGGTGGCACATGTGGAAACATCCAGCCTGCGATCTCGTTGGTCTGATTGTTGATCACGATCTTGTAGAATGCATGTGGCACCACTACTCCCGAGCCGATGCGTCGATCTTGTGCATTGTATATGGCACCCACATAGATGGTGAAACTGTTGTTGTGCTGCACCGCCCATCCACGGATACTTGTTTCCAGTAATTTCCAGATGCCACGATTTAAACTGCCTGCTTGTGGTGCCATGTTGGTCATGAGGAATGATTCAAACTCCACCTGCGGATCCCATGATAGGTCACCGTCTGGGCTCATGTGGCCTTTGTCGTAGCCGGTGCCGGCATAGTCTTCAGGTGTGGCACCACTGGGTATCGATTGATCACTAGCGAACGCATTGGTTCTTGCCACGCAACCTAATGCGTTTCGTGGTATCAATGTGTATGTGACATATCTGGGTATCTTAGCTGCCACATCGTAACCCACAAGATATGCTTGTCTACAGATTGATTGTGTGGCTATGGTGGCAGGCAGTCCATAAGGAGCATGCACAGCACAGGTTCTGATGTCCTGTGGTGGTCGTTGTGTCCAGGCATTTGCTGTGGCCGCGAGAAAGATTAAATAGATTGCTAAAAGTTTTTTCATAGGTTACCTTGGATAGCCCCGGAAGGCTTTTACCGGACTTGTTTTGTCCACAAACGCTGGTTCTTGACTCTTGGCTGTTGATACCAGTTGCTTACCTCCAGGTGTTTGGGTCATTTTCAATGCTTGATCAATGATAGGTATCACTTGTTCATCCATACCGGATATCACAGCATGTTCCCCAAACGCAGTTTCTGATGTCCACGGAATCATGAAATCATTCACACCGTCCTGCTGACCAGCATCTGATCTAGCCCGAGCCATGGCCACCGACAATCTATACGAGCCATAGGGATCGCTACCATTCACACCAGGCAACACATAAGTATATCTCAAGGGCTCTGCTATTTCTGCTGGCAAGTGCGCTGCTTGTTCAGTGATGAATTCTCTTGCTCTCATCGACGAATTCCTTCTTTTACAGGTTCTTGTTCAATTTGACAACATTCTAAAGGAATTTTACCTGTTGTTCGGGTGGGTATTATCTGATCAGGGTAATTCAAACTACAAAGTTTTTGGCGGTATGTTTCTGCCAAGTCCATGCTGGGTATACCACTTTTAATCACAGCACTTCCTGTTTGACCAATCTGATCTACTATGAGATCTTGAGGAACACGAATCTCATGACCGTAATCTGTTTTAGGATAGTCTCGAGGAAATACATCTGGCAAAGCATGCCAAACAGTTTCGGAGTTCATATTTCCGGGCTTGTTTCCAAACTTTCCTTGAAGGATTAGTTTAAAACTTTTTTTCGGAGGATTATCAGTGGCAGTATCAGTAGATGCCAGTTTGCCCAATCCCAATCCTGCACCCAGTCCACCTATCGCAGGTAATACCCGCTTGATACCTTGCTGGATTGCAGGAAGAACATAAGGAGCAGCCGCTTTGCCTAGAGGTGCTAGTTGTTCTCTTATGAATTCTCTTGCTCTCATCGGGGATAACCTTTGAATGCTTTTACAGGACTCACTGTGCTGGTGCTGGGGATTTCTAGGCTGCGGAGATCACCGTGGTTGAGATCCTCAACTTCTGACCCGATGGCTTTGTAGGCCATTTTCAGCATGTTGTGTTCTTCTTCAGTGTAAGGTGCAGCAATGTTGTAGCGACCGGCCCAGGATTCACCATCTATGTCAGGCACAAAAGTTCCATCGGTGCTGGCTGCTGCCATCATGATACGATTTAGTTCATACACTCGATCGGCTCGATTAGGATCAACAAATTTGTGTAGACCTACTGTGGCAAAACTTTTTGTTTTGCTGAGTCGGCCTACTGCTTGTCCTTCAGAGATGAACTCATTTGCTCGCATGTTAGATGCCGTTTGAGCCTGCTTTAGCGGATGATGCTGTGCCTAATGCGACGGCTGTAAAATTTGTGCCTGTTAAGATCAAATAGTTGCCTGCGCCCACATAAATTTCTTGGATGGTTCCATTGGGCACAGATACTGCATTGGCATACAAGTTGCCAGTGGCAGTGCTCATGGTAGCATTGGCAGGAACACCGTTGGCCTGTATGTAAGTCAGTTGTTGCACATTGACTTGATAGGTCACATTATTGCTTTCAGAATTGATCTGGGCTTTGTCTGTGGTCCATAACACATTGCCGGCTGTGTCCTTGATTACTTGAATAGCCATTATTTGTTATCCTTATTTAGATCTGCCACTGCCACGGGACGGAACAGATTTGTGGTCTGGCTCAGCACACCGGGGATCATCACAGGTTGATTCCGCACTTCCTGTGGCGTAGGTGCGGGCGGATGTCGTTCCGACAACCGTGCCATGGTCTCTGCGTAGGTCTGAAATTGATTGGTCATACGATTACCTAAGTCCAGCAATTTCCATCATGCGACGCAGTTCGTGATCACCGTCTGATCCCATGCGGTCATTTTGATGTGCGATGATTGGAGTAGTAGTTTGGCCAGTTGACTTTGGACCATTCAATCCACCGCTGTACATCATGGCATCGTCTGTACCTTCTTCGTCTGTGGGCCAATCTGGTTCATTTTCAGACGCATCAGTGTCGCCGTAGGCTTCTTCTATTTCATTATATCCACCTTGGCCAGCAGATGCCGCACCGGGTGTTCTAAAAGATGGAGCCTGGCCGGCTCGTCCCAGTCTTGCTGTTTCTGCATCGTGCTGATCAGGGTCAATGTCGGTTACATAAGGAGTTCCGTCTGGATTGGTTGCGATATTTTCCATCATGCCATCGCATTCGCATTCAGTAGATCCACATTCTTCGCATGGCTCATCACCGTGCATGTGATTGATATTGTGCAAAGCATCCATGTCAGAATCATCACCAGTCATGGCGTGGATATGTTCATCACCATGCCCTAGTCCAGCCATCTTCAGCAAGCCGGCCAACATCACAGCATCTTCATCTGTGGCAGTAACTGTAAGGCTTTGGCGCGGACCGCCGTGATCGTCGTTGTTCATGCTCATGTTGATGTTCATTGACTCAGAGATCATGTTTTCCAACTGACGATTTAGACTGTCGTAGATACCTTTGCCGTAACTATGGCCGCCAGACTTGGGTGCAGCAGCACCAGTAGCAACTGATCCAGAAGTTGTAGTTTCATCCACTTCTTTTTTCTTCTTGTCTTTTTTCTTCTCGTCGTACTCAATGTCCTTGGTAACTTTCTTACCGGCTCGTTCAGCTTTGTCATCTTCGCTACCACGGCGTTTACCGTGAATACCGTCTTTTCTCTTCTCATCGTATTCGATATCTTTGGCTACCTTGCGGCCGGCTCGTTCGGCACGGTTATCACGCTTGCTGGTTCGCTCTTCGTCCATTTCCATATCGTCGCCGCTGTCATCGTCATTCTGATTCTGCATGTAGTCATCCACAGCAGTCATCATGCCTTCGATCTTGGCCAGCTTGGATTGCACCCATTCTGGCAGATTATCCTCGTCACCTAGTATCTTTTCCAAGGCTTGTGCATGGCGCACCACAGTCTTGATATCGTCCTTGGCCATTTCGCCTTCGCGATCGTATTCACCTGAATCTTGTGGCTCAATCATGTCTTCGGGCATGTCGCCTTCTTTGGTCATGAGTTTTGATGTGCCTCGATTGATTTTAGCGCCAATCTTCTTGCCCATGCCTGCTCCAACCTTACGGCGGCCTACAGCACCACTTGGCTCATCATCGGCACCGGCGTCGTGTCCTGCACCGCTGTAGTTGCCTTTCACTGCACGATGGCGTGTGACACCTGGTTCAGAGGTATCAATTCTACCACCGGTGCTTGACCTACGGCTAGTGGGTTCGTCGTCTAGGAAACTTTCGTCCATGTCAGCATGAGGTTTGCGACCTTTGCTTCTTGCCCATTCGTCTTCTGCGTCATGACGACGTTGATTACGGGCCCTTGCAAAATGATCACTTGCAAACTCATCGTCTTGTTGTTGTCCGCGTTGATAACTGCTTTGTCCTCTGCTGCCAACTGCTTTCTTCATAGCATCGGCTGCTACATCGCCTAACATTTCGTCCACTTCTTTCTTGGCACCAACAATCTTGTCAGCGAAAGTGATCTTGTCAAAAGGTTTTGCCAAAGCAGCAAATTTCTTTTGCTTGGGTGTCATTGGCACGCCACCTTCTTTTACCGGATCATCAATGGCCTGTGGAGGATACATGGCTGGCTTCTTTGGAGCAGGCTTAGGTGCCACAGGTGGGCGAGGTGCGCTGGCTTTGGGTGCAGGCTTAGGTGGTGGTGTCCAATCATCCACATGTTGTGGAGTGGCATCAACTTCGTCTAGCCCTAATGCTGATTTGATGCGTCCTCCCATGGTCTTACCATATGCAGATTTTTCTTTGTTATGCCGCATTACATCACCTAACCGATCGCCCACATCTTGAGCTCGACTAAACCCTTTAGTTGTTAACTCACTATTGCGTTTCTTGTCAGAAATACGAGGATTATATAATTGAAATTCATTGCTGTATTCTTCTGCGTCGGCTTCGTCGCCGCCTCTGTCACCTCTTATATCTAGATGGCGAACATGTGCTTCATCCGTTATGCTTTCATCATACTTGTCATACTGGTTGCGAATCTTTTTCATGGTGCTATCACTAGCATTGTTTCTTCCGGCCTTTTGTAATGCCTGCATACCTTGATCACCATATTTCTTTTTGCCAAACGCAGCTTGTAATGCACTTTCATCCATGTCTTTCTTGGCACTGCGAGCAGCAGATTTCATTGGCTCTTTGCGATTTCCGTCTTTGTCAAGATCCAAGAAGTCTGGCTTGCCGCCTTCCTTCATTGTGGACTTGTAAGGCTTGAGTTGAGATTGATTCACGCCTTCTTTGGTTGGGAGACCCGGTGGCGTTATCGGTACGGGTCTTGTTGCTTCGTGCTCGGCCCAGCGTTTTTGCATATACCGATCAAATTTAGCTGTTTCAACACTTGGAATTTGTCCTGGTGGACCATAATGTTTTGGAGGCTCGACACCTTCCTTTGTAGGGTGACGCAGTTTGTTCAACACAGCACCTGCCACACGCTTGCCTGCTTCTGCACTGCCATACTTCTTGGCAGCACCAGCAGCGATCTTGCTGAAGTTCTTGCCCGGCTTGCCGATGTCTTTGCCGGCTGCGGCTTTCTTGGCTGAATAGTCAGCGGCTGCTTCCATCAACCGGTTGGGTGCAGGCTTGGCTGGAGCAGATTGGGCATCTTCAGCCAATTGCTGCTTTTTAGCCAAGTCGGCCATCTTCTTGTTCATGTCATAGAAAAAATAATCGCTCATGGTTTATCCTCTTGGTGTTGCGAAAGTAGCAGGCCGTGGCGTGCGTTTGACATCAGTCATTGGACTCTTTGTGTCCTGCTTGATATCATTGGTGGTTTTTGCTGGAGGTGTTTTGCCACCGGCTACTGTGAAATCTGAACGATATGCATTTTGTAATACCGCATGTTTGTATGGATCACCGGAGTAATCTTTCTTCAAGGCCTGCTGTTCGGCATCAGGTGCAGGATAATCGGTATCAGCGATCAAGTCCTTGTTCTGTGCGTTGATGTCAGAAATTTCTTTGTCAATGCTGTCTACATATGGTTGTGTCAACAGTCGGATCCTGTTGGGATTGAACCCTAACAGTTGAGCCAGTTGTTGTATCTGTGGTTCGATAGCCGGATAACGGAAACTCACATCCACTGACGTAACCATGTCATTTTCTTCGTTGGGGAAGTCTTTTAATAGTCGCTGCACCGGTGTGGTCTTTTTGCCTGACATCTTGACAATGTCAAACTGTTCGAGTTTTTGTTCCAGATCCTTGATAAAGGTTGGGGGCACATCGCCCAGGATCTTGATCCTGTAATCGTATGTGCGTTCGCTTTCTGCAAGATATTGGTGAAATTTTTTCATATCAGAGTCCTATGTGATATTTATACTTTTTTGGCATTTGTCTTTCTATCGCCTAACAATCTATCCAACAATTCATTGCGATCCAACACATGGCCTTGGCCTTGCTGTGGTGGGTCTCGATCTGAATCTGCGAGTTTGGCATCCAGATTTGCTTTTTTTAACTGCAAATCGATCATTTTCAACTTCTTGCTCATCTTGGCCTGTTTGGCTGTGAGTGCATGCCCTAGCATGGCGCCTGCTACACTGAATATCTCAGCAGCAAATCTTGAATCCACATTCATACCCAAGTCCATGAGATCCTTGTAACTGCCTTTGGCTAGATCGGCCAGTTCATCCATCTCACTATCTGACGACGACAAGTCACGCACACCCGGCAGGGCAGCATCAATCTTGTCGATGGCATTGTCAATCTCAGCCATCACTGACTGGGTTTGTTCGGGGGTGTAAACCAGCTCCTCTTCAGGATCTCCAGAGGGCGGTAAGTCGAATAACTCTTCGAGTTTTTTGGTCATACCATATTTACCGGATCTGTCAACCCGGCTTATGGAACATGTCGTCTTCAGTTATGACTCGGAAATGTATGCCTGCTCGCTTGCACCAAGCCTGTGCTGCTGCCCATTTGGCATAGTTGATGGCCACAACAGCACGGTCCTTGCTGTTCATCTTGCTTTCAATCACGCTTTGTTTTTTGGGTTTGATCTCGATCATTTCGGCGCGTTGAACATTGCCCTTGGTGCGATATGTGATAAAGAAATCCGGCACATACATGGAGTTTTTGCCGGTTATGGGATTTTTATAAGGTATGGCTATACTTTCGCTGGCCCATTGGATCACCGCATCGTTCTTGTCGCAAAAACGCATGAATGAGTGTTCCCACCCTGATCGATATCTGGGTTTGTTTTTGCCCACATACTTGCCCGGGTTGGTAATGAGGTACTCCCCGTTGGCCCAGCGGCTCATGCCAACACATTCCTTGCAGTATAGTAGTTAGGCGTTGACAAGGCGCCAAACCCCAACAATGTGCTAGTGCTTCTCAAGTTGTTGAGATAGTAGGCCAAGGTTTGTGTAACCTGTATTGAATTTTGTCCTTGTATGTTAGACAAGATGGTCAACACCGAGGTTTGAGTAGTATCTGCTATTCTAAACAATGCCACTGTGAAATTGCCGGCGGCAAGATCTGTTGTAAACACTGATTTCATATAACTGAATACTACATCATACTCTTCTGCACTTACAAATTGCTCGTATTCGTAGAATTGATCGTAGATCCTGACTGTGAGGTCTACATTGGTATTAAGTGAATTTACTGTTCCGCCCATGATTATCTCGTTGGTGGTATATATGTGCCAATTGAAGGTATTGGTGTGGTTGGTGCTCTAGGAAAAATAAATCCAACACCGGAATTTTGTGATTGTCGCACCTGTGCTGGTATGGTATTTCTTAGAACACTTTTTAGTGCAGCATTGGCTTCTTCGCTTACCACTGATTTTAATGGTGCATTTTTCCAAGTGTTATAAAGTGTTCCGGCTTTTTGTATCGCACCAATTGGGTTTAAACTGCCGGTTTGCAAATCTTCCACAATACCAATTCCTGCATCTAATAAGCCACCTTGCCCTAACACAGTTTGTGTGCTGCCCGGCCTTGCCAGACTTGATTTTATATTATCATAATATGCAGGATCAGCAAATCCAATCACATTGGTATCTGGTCGATTCTTACCAATAGCACCCGAATAGTATTTCACTGTTTCATAGTCGATAGTCATGGAATTTTGCATGATACCTGCAGGTTCACTGTAATTATAAGTGTCGTGCTCCCAACTTTTGATCAGTGGATTGATTAAAGTATACGCTGCCCATTTGTGTTGATCCATTCCGTAGATAGTGATATCTTTAAAGAAAGCAGGTTTACCTGAATTCTGATCTCCACCTGAGTTTGTGCCCGGGCCACCAGCACTGCCTTGATCAAAACTTTCGCCAATATATCCCCAGTCGTTGACCACACGATCATTGGTGTATATGTCTCGAGAATTATAAGTGAATCCGGATTGAGTTTGCAGGGCGCCAATACTTCCATTTTGTGCAGCCGGCCCGTAGGCTTGATTGGGATCTTTGTAATAGTAACTGTAGTAGTTGTACCACATGTTACGTATTAAATCACCACCATCATCGTGAAATGTAACTGCTACCGAAGTATAGTTGATCTTTTTCTGTACCACACGTTTGCGATTGTATTGATTCAGTATTTCTGTGTCAATAGTAAACTTAGGTAACTGTATGGTCTTGACCATGAGGCCAATGGTGGCTTTTTCTGTGCTGCTGTAAATTGCACCCAAACTAGGAATCAACGATGTGTTGAGATTAAAGTAGCAATGGAACAGAAATTTGTTCCGTGGTGCATACTCGTAACCGTTGGCGAGAAAGGTCTTGGAAGCATGGGCATAATCTTTAAGACCTTGCCCACCAAAAAACCCCTGAAGGAAATCTTGTCCCCAGGACATTTCTTATTATCCTGTTACAACGTCGTTGACAGTTCTAGCAATGGTACTGCCAATACCAGTTCCGTTAGGTGTTTGGTTAGCATTGTCGTATCTGATTGTGAGACCAATTTGCATAGCCTTGCTTTCGCCATAACTGGCAGTGCCATAGTCGGCACCTTCAAGCATGCAACCATACAGTTCCCAAGTTTCCAGCACAGTAGGTGTGGCAGCGCCGTTACCACCATCCAGTACTTCAAAACGTGTGGTAAATTTGTAATCAATACCCGATGCCGCACTGGCCATTTCCAAGAAGTCCATTTGTTTCTGTATTTGCTCGCCGACTAGACGACTTACAGCACCCGATGCATCATCACGCAGATTGCAAGTGGTAGTAGCCCACTTGTATTTGCCTGCCAGATACAATGTGCTATTGTAGATTGGAATTGTGATTTCATCAAAGGTCACATTGGGACGCTTGAAGTCAATTACTTGTTTTGTAAGTTCTGTTCGTGGTGTGCTCACACCAAAGTTTTCAAATACCACTCGGAAGCGGTAACTGAGTTTGGGCATGAGCAAGCCTTGGTTACTGTTACTTTGATCACTTGCCAAGGGCACAGTCATTCTGGTTAATGATGAAACGGCCATATTAGTATTCTCCTATGCAGTTATTTATGTCTGTCGAGGCCAAAAAAAATGGGGTGTTGCCACCCCATTTTTGATTTCTTCCGATTATTGGATAGAAGTTTGCGTTGCAGTCTGTGAATTAGCAATCGCCCCAGTGGATTTGATACGCAGCGGAATATAGATAAATTCCACTGATTTTACTGGTTCGATTGCAATATCAACAATCAACTCATTGTTATCAATGGTAAACGGTGTGTTATTGCTGGTATCACAAATTACCAAAAAGTCATAGATACCGCGTTTGGCCACAAGATTGATACACAATGCATTTATAGAATTGGTTATTTCATTGCGTGTGATCTGATCATTGGGTTCAAACAAGAACTGCTTGCCGATCTCTTCCAATCTACCACGCATGTATGCAATCAAACGTGCCACATTGATGCGGTTCAATGCTGTTGCTTGATTGTACAATGTCTTATTACCAAAGTTGGTAATACCCACTCCGGGAATAAACGTGATTGGGTTGATAGAGTTGAGGTATTCAACATCACGCAGGCCTTGATTGTTACCGATGGTAACAAATTCACCTGTGGTTGAGTTGATGTACCCAATCTGAGCAGCATTATCAATCACACCTCGACGTGTACCAGCAGGTGCTAACCAAGGATAACTCACACTATCGCTACGGATAATTGTGCGTACCATCATATGGCTAGGTGCTGTGACCACTGTGCTTCCACCTAGATCTGTGGTTTGGCAACTGGGGTAGAACACGCCAGCATAAGGACTATTGCTTTGTAACCCATCACCGGCATATATTCCTAACCCGCCGTTGTTTGTGGCCCAGGATGCAATATCATTACCATTGGGTCCTAATCTCATTGGAGTGTCACCCACAACAAATGCTGTGTTATTACGCTCATCGTTAAGTGCAACCATGTTGGGTATCAATTCGGGGTACGCAGTACATGCCAGAAGATTGTACTGTGCTTGTTCTTCACGAGCAGTTACGCTGGTATCAATACCAGATTTCAATGCTGCCACAATCAATGCACGTTGAGCTAATCTTCCCATGTTAGGGGATCCATCGGCACGATTTCCTGATGCTGTGACCCATGAGTTAGTTTCCAGCGGACTCCAATACGCAATCTGGGTGGCTGGATTCTGATTGGTATTGCTACCTTGAATGGCCACATACAATACTGTGTTATACAATACCTGGTCGCCCACGGCATAAGTGGTAGAGGAACTCCATGTTGCATAAGAGAACGATGCGGCATTGAAGTAATCAACTTCAAATTGCTTGACATTAAATCCTGAACGTCGTGAATTCCACAGCAGCATACCTGCGGGGTACAGTGTAGGATCTGGTGCATCGGCATCTAAATAATTGCTTGTAAGCAAACTGACTATGGTAGGGTAGGCATCAGTTATAGGATTCACTAGACCTGTGCTGCTCCAACGAGCATCAGCAAACAATATACCATTTGAACTTTGTTGATCAGAGTTATCAATCAATACCCATTGATTCACGCCCTCTACTGTTTGCCAACGATTTAACAAAGGATACAGTTCAAGATTGCTGGTGTTAACCCACAAATCACCATATACCAATGGAGTTCCATCAGTCTGTGTAGTAGGTGCTGTGACAGCAATGATAGGACCAGTTGGGTTGGTTGTGCTCAAATCAAAACCACGAGTATCGTTAAAATCATTTTGATAACCTACCCAACTTGAACCATTGTTGATCATGATATCAACTTGATTGGTAGTGGAATAATACCAATATGTGCCCGAGGCAGGATCTTGATTAGGTGCTATGGCACTGGCTGTATAAACCAATGGAATCCAGCCACTGAGTTGCAAATATGCAGTCAAATTATCATCAACAATGTTTCTGCAACCTGTGGTGCTGGTAGTAAATCCAGCATCAGCCAAAGGTGTTCCTGTGACGTTTTGTAACAAAATCACACCGCCTTGAGTTTGTGTCATTACAATTGCACCAGAACTGTTTACACTGGCAACCACATAAGGTAAACCAGCAGATGACACAGCAGTAACAAAGTCAGCGGTGGTATTGCCATTGACTGTGACTGTGACTGTGCTGGTAAGACTACCTGAATTTGCTATGCTGGTAGTCACAGTAAACTGATTGCCATTTGTTACTACAGGGGTACTAGTGCTGCCTGTGACCACTGTGGAACCTTGTGAAGTACGTTCAAACACCTGCAGAGTGTAGGTGCTGTTGTAAGGCAGTTCATTTTGAACTTCTGACCAATACGTAGTCGCAGTAACAGGATTCTGATTCAGATTGGAATTCTGTAGAGACTCATATGTTAGTGTTTCATACAATACTCGATCTCCGGTTGCATAGGTTGTAACACTACTCCATTCAGATATACCGCTTGGAGCAGGATCCACATTGTATTGTGTATAAGTTGCGCCAACTATGATGTTTTTACCACCGCCTGTGGCATCTAGATTGGCATTAGCATTCCAGTCATTTTGATAAACAGGGGCTGCTTGTTGTACCCACTGTGCTAATGCAGTGTTGTATTTCTGAACAGACATGAATGTGCCAAGATTTTGTGCAGTAGTCTTGTTCCACACGCTGCCTGTAGGACGTGGTGTATCGTCGGTGGTTCTCCAGCGAGGAAATACATAGTTAGGACTTTGTTGTAGTCCAGGTGCATAATATGTAACACCAGAGGTGAGTCCCAGTGTGGTCAGCAATCCCGAGGTTGATCCCACCGGATTGATATAGATAATACCATCATCTGCTGTTGATCCGTCGGCAGTGGCTTCACTGTTAGCGAACAAGCACAATTTATTATCAATCACAGCAGAATAGACGCCAGTGATATTAGCAGTATTGATAGCACCGCTGAGTCCTTGGATGGTGTTGTTGGTTGATGCAGGAACTGCTACACTGGTACCATTGATCACAATGGTATTACCTGCGCTAAGAGTTGTTGTTACTGCATTGGCACCTTGTACCGCAGGGTAACTCAATTTCCAATCATCGCTACCTACCAGTACCCAAGTGTTGTACAAATCGCTGAGAGTGGTAGCATTGCCCGAGGCTGCTATCACTGCACCATTTTTATAGTACACAGGATTGGCTGTATTGGTGGCCACTACTGCGTAGTCACCAATTGCACCGTAATCTTGCAGTGGTACACCACTTTGCAGAGAAGTAGTGGTAGTGATCACCGACGGCACGGTTGGACTAAATGCGCCGGTAGTTTGATTCCATTCAAAAATTCCCCACTGTGTATTTACAGTGTCTAACCAGTATGAGCCATTGGCAGGGTCACCGGTGGGGCGGACCAAAGTGGCTGTGAGTTCGGTAAGATCAATATCCACACGTTGTACATAAGCACGGTTAGTTACACCCAATGCACTGTATGCTGCCAACAAGCCATATTCGTTCAACTCATAGCCATTGATAGGAGTGCCAATTGTGGTTTTGTAGAAAAACGGATTACCAAAAGTGGCGGCAAGATCACGCTGACTGGTGATCAGATACACTCTGTTGGCGTTAACTGCTAATGTTCCTGCTGCTACACCAACTCCGCTACCAGAAACTTTGTTCTGTGCTGTGGAGATTAAAAAGTAAGGTACGCTGTTGGTGGATGCCGGTAAGTATTGACTCTCGTCAATTACGGTGACTTGAACTCCAGGTGATACTAATGGTGTTGCTGGTACGAATGATGTTGCCATTTTGGCTCCTTTAAAACTGTTACAGATATTTATCGGATGCCTACAAAACCAGGGGTGTTGCGATGCCCTTTGCAAAGGTTTGTGTATAAATACACCATGAGACCCATATGCACAGCCTGCAATCAACGTCCGGTAGCAGTAAATTATTGCCGAAACGACATCACGCACTATCGCACCAGATGCGATCATTGTATCCGGAGAAAAAAGAAAATCAAGCCGCCAGAAGCGTTGTGGAAACGGGCAGGTTACAAGAAAAAACCCGCATGCGATCGATGCGGGTTCAAGCCTAGGTTTGCTAGCCAAATCCTAGTTTATCACATGGACGGCAATATGAACAATGTGGATCTTAAAAATCTCAGAACTGTGTGCCTAAACTGTGTAGAAGAGGTCAGACGGCTTGACGTTCCGTGGGTGCCAAATCCGCTGCAAGCAGACCGCTGAGTTGGCGGTATAAACCATCCACTGTGGAATTGTTTTCCACAACATGATCAAATGTTGTGCCAGCCCAGGAGTATTCACTGGCATGCACACCTTCTTTATCCAACCAACGCTGTGCTGCTTCGTCACCGTGATTGGCCTTGGCTGCTATGTCATACCAGTGCGGAATTATCCCACGCTGGATCCAGATCACACGCCCGCCGATATTCTTGATAGCAGCCACTTCATTGTAAAATCTACAGTCCGAGATCACGATGTTGTCCGAACTTTTTCGCAGTTTGTTTTCCAAACTAGCAATCCATATATCAGTGTGGAAAGCATTCCTGCCCACTTCTGTGCCCCAGTGTTGCAGAGCCCAGCGCGGTGTCAAGTGTGGCATTCCAAGCCGTTCTGCCCACCAAGGATCCACTTGCTCACGCCACTCTCGTGCGGATTTTGTGCGGCCTTCTAACAATTCTCGATCCCAACCAAACACAGCGGCCACAGCGTCTTTGAGCGTGGCAGCAAATGAGTCACGACGAAAGCCGTGAAAGTTTACCAAATAGTCAGCAGCAGTGTCTTTGCCCGCTGAAATAAATCCGCAGATTCCAATGATCATGATAGTGCCTTTACATTTAGATGTTGAAGTGTGACCTGTAGAAGATCGATCTGTCTACGACAATCTTCCAGTGCGTGATGGCTCGCAGGTGGCTTACCCAAGCCCGGATATAGAGCATATACAGTTCGAGCATCTCTTACTCTGTAGTATTGCCAAGGCAGCGGGCGGCCGAAACTCTTGTAAGCATGCTCAAGAATGTTCATGTCAAACGTAGGACCATTGGCCCATATCGTTTTGCTTTTCCAAATCAATCGACCCAATTCTTCCAATGCCGTATCTAGTGGAATACGATTGTCTAATCCAAAGGCTTCTTCCTGTGCTTCAGCGGGTTGTGTAGCCCACCACTCAATCGTGCCCTGTTCTATGTTACGGCCAGGTTGACTGTCCGGATCGATTCGAGCATAGAATTGTTGTTTGTGATAGCCCGTGCCCAGTGGGTCAAATGCCTGGGCGGCGATGGTCAGGATACAGGCTTCAGGGCCTGTGCCTACCGTTTCAATATCAATCATTAGATCAGCCATGTGCTAATTATAGCACAGATCTTATCCAATCACAAAGGTTAATGGCTGACTTCCATCAACATAATTCACCAATTGCTTGATGAGATCTGCCATCTCTTCTTTGGCTTCAGATTTCATAGCAGCACCGTTTAGTGTGCCGCCGCCATTGGGTCCGGCGATAGTGCTAAATTTCTCACGGGCCTCACCAATGATCATCTTACAAGCCGCTACAGTGTAATCTCTGATCCATTGCTGGATTTGGAAATCACTCAACAATTGGATCTCGGGTTTGAGATTGTAGGTCCATAGCAATACTACTTCGCCGCCACCTGCTGGATTACGGATGATTTGCAGTTTCTTTGTGACCGGATTCCAAGTGTAATTTAAGAATCCACCAAACATCCTAGCAGCCAATTCCACATATTGACTGTAGAAATCGTATGTAGCAAGACCGCCTGATTGGTTGAAGTTGATCAAGTACACATTCATCGTTGCTTGACTGAACGGATCAAAGTTTGATCCCATAGGGCCTGACGCTATACCAAAAGTGCGTTTGAAGATCTGTCGCACACTCTGCACTTCCTGTGGAAGGGTGTAGATGTTTTGCTGGTTGACCAACTGCATGAAACTGTATGACTCTTCATACGCGGCGTTGGCCCGTTGGCGGTAAGTGCCAATGGTCTTCTGATATGCTGCTTCAAAGTGGGCTGGGTCCAGTTCAATGTCAATGATCTGGCTGCCCAGTTGCAGGCGCACATACTCAAAAAGGTTGTTTTTGAGCGTTACTAGGTCTATTTGTTGTTGTTCTTCCATTGGGGACTCCGTCCCCAATATTTAGCACATTACCAGACCTTGAGTATGATCAAGTTGTCGTTGCCACGCCCATTCCATTGGGTTTCTGTGGTGCTCAACTCTTTGAAGATCTTGCGAGTTGCTGGCTTGCCTGCCGCCAACAGTGCTTTCAAGGTTTCTGCTGGCTTACGCAGGGTTTTCTGCGAACTTGCGCCTGTGTCAAAGCCAATCACAGCACTGCTCTTTACTGTAAAGTTGCCGCGATGTGCATCACCAACCACATGGATCAGTTTGCGTTTCACAGTGTCGTACAGCCAGGCTTCTGTGGCATCTACCAGTTTCACAGCAGGCTCACTAACCAGTTTGAGATCTGGGAATGTCTTGAGATACTTGAACTTGGCTGTTACTTTTTCAGCACTCACTGCTTTCTTAGCCCGCGGTTTGCGTTCCACTTTCTTGATCTGCACATAATTATTGCAGTCAGTTATCACTTGCTCAGCAAACTTTACCAGTTGCTTGAGTTGAGTTTTGGTCAGATAGCCGTAGCCTTCTACCAACTGTGCATCCTTGCCTGCCACTACTGCTTCCAGTTCAGTGAGGTGGTTTTTCCAGATTTGTTGGATCTGATGGATCAACTGCGGTGCTACATTGTGCCCACGGATGATTGTGATGGGTTGGAATTGTGCTGACATTTTAGCACCTGCGGCAATAAAGTCGTCAAACAGGCCTTCGATCTCGCCGGCGCATTCACTGGCTTTTTCTTTGAGACGATCCTGGATGGTAGGGCCAGCAGGTTTTGCTTCCACTGCTTCAGTGGGCTCTGCTTGTTTTTCTGCCAACAGTTCCAGGATCAAGTTGTCCAATTTGATCTGTTCCTGATCAGTTAGTTCCAAGCCCATAGTGACCATACGGCACAGCCAGCCTGTGGTGAGGCGAACTTGGCTGTCAGGCAGGGTGCGGATACGGCGAGCGTCCTTGGTGCGATTGTGTGCATCCAAGTAAGCACCAATAAAGTCCTTGGCATCTTTCTTGCCGTAGAAATAGTTATACCAGCCAAACGCATTGCTGAACTTGCTGGCGCGGTTTTCCGTGGGTTGCACACGCCACTCAGGTTCGTGCCCAACATATTTTGTGTCAGGGCTACGCGGGTTCAGTGCTTTGATGTTTGCTTTGGCTGCTAGGGTTGCCATATGTGTCCTTACTTAGTTGAGGGGAGATCTCTTACCGCGTCAAACAATCTGCCGGCACGGCTGAGGTCAAAGTTTTTATGCCTATACATGTAGGTGCGCTTTCTTTCTGCGATTTCCAGTGCTGCTGCCAGTTTCCATTTTTCATCAAAAGTGGCTCGCATTATAGCACGACTCATATCTTGTATGTCTATGCTGTATTCTACCCATTTTTCCGTGGCTTTGATCTTGTCGTAGGGAACTACGGCTTTGCTACGATTTGCAGTAGAATATTTTGCAACAAAGTTTGCTACACGCATTCTCTCACCTTTTTAGTGGATAAGTGTGTATTATAGCACACTATGATTTTCTGGTCAAGTCCGCGCACATCAGCACAAAAGTCATGTCTGATTCCTTGCGGAACACAATGTAGTAGGGTGCGGATTCGCTATATCTCCGTTTTCCAAAATACCCAAGCCAATCAGAATTCAGGGCCGACCAGCCGCTGTTCAAGCGACTTTTGCAGATTGCTTCAATCTGGTTGATTTTGTCTTTATGATCCCACCAGCCGTTGAATCGCAGGCCGGCTTCGTACCCGGCCTCTTTGTGCGGTTTATATCTTCGATCTAGCTTTATGACTTTCATGCGAGTATTATAACTGAAGCAGACTTTCTGGTCAACCTGCCCATAAATACAGCACTATGCCAAGACTCAGTCTATACCGTCCCAATCGCACCGCGGATTACCGTTTTTTCGACCGCACAATAAGTGAAATGTATCAGGTTGGTGGGGTGGACATGTATTTGCACAAATACTTGGGACCGCTCACCAACGACAATACCGGCAACAACGATGCCACGCTGCCTAAATACGATAGCACAAACCCGCTGTTTATCGAAGATTTGCTGCTGTTGGAAAACCGTGATCGAGCATATGACAATGATGTGTATGTGATGCGTGGCATTTATCGCCAACAGGATCTTGACTTTGATCTTACCCAGTTTGGCTTGTTCCTGAACAACGATACCTTGTTTATCACATTCCACTACAACAACATGATAGACACCATAGGGCGCAAACTCATGAGTGGTGATGTGTTTGAACTGCCCAATCTCCTAGACTATAATCCCTTGGACTCAGCCATACCCAGAGCGTTGCCAAAATGGTATGTGGTACAGGATGCGTCCTTTGCTGCCGAAGGTTTCAGCCAGACCTGGTTACCTCACTTGTGGCGTGTGAAGGCCACACCCATGGTCAACAGTCAAGAATTCAATGAGATTACCAAACAGCCCTTTGAACCTCTCAACATCTGGGATCCGGGCAATTTCTATCCAGGCGGTGTCACAGTGCTTTATGGCGATACTTACTATACATCAAACAAGAATGTGCCACCGGGCACAGATATCAACAATACGGAATATTGGACCTTGGTTACAAATCCTACTACCATTGAAAATCAACAAAGCACACGGCCAAGAAATCTGGAGATCAACGATGCTATCTTGGCACAGGCAGAGGCCGAAGTACCCACATCGGGATTTGATGTTGTGAAGTTCTATATCGTTGCTACCAATCCCGATGGCACGCCTGCTAATCCTGCAAGTGCCACATACACCGCAGATTATACCATATCTGATGCCAGCCGCACAGTGGCCAATGACGGTAATACACCTAGAGGTGATGGCTACACCGAGGGTTATTTGACCGGAGATGGAGTTCCACCTAATGGGTTGCCTGTCACAGCCGGAATAAATTTTCCAATCAATCCGGTTGCCGGGCAGTTTGCGTTGCGGTTAGATTACTTTCCTAATCGCTTGTTCCGCTTTAACGGTACTGCTTGGATCAAGATCGAGAGCAAGGTACGAACCAATCTCACTCCGGGCTCGACTAACGATACTTTACGCTCCAGCTTCGTTAACAATACATATACTGTGAACACCACGGATCTTGGCAATATACCTAGTCGTCAAAGTCTCAGCCAGGCCTTGATACCTAACGATGCCAACGGTGACCAAGGTGGTAATTTGCCTCCTAATCCATATCCGCCAACACAACCTTATCAGAAGAGCAGTTAACTATGCAATTATTCTTTTACGACGAACAAATACGTCGCTATCTGCTGCAATTCACACGCATGTTCAGTCTATTTGAAGTTGAATACGGGCGCAACGAACAAGGCACAAGTGATCTAATCCGTGTGCCTATACGCTATGGAGATGCTAGTAGACAAGCACAGACCATTCTGAACCAAAACTCAGCAAACAGTCTAAATGCCACACCATTGATGACATTTCACATCACTGCACTTGCTTATGATCGTGAACGAATGCAAGAGCCATATCATGTGAACAAGATGTTTGTGAGACAACGTACCTGGGATCCGGGCACAGAAACTTACGAAACCACACAAGGCAATGCTTTCCAAGTAGAACGTCTCATGCCTGTGCCGTACAAACTCACCATTGACTTGGATATTTGGACTTCAAATACCAATCAAAAGATGCAGTTGTTTGAACAGATCGCCACGCTGTTTAACCCTGCATTGGAAATACAGGCCACAGACAACTATATCGATTGGACTAGTCTCACTGTATGTAATCTCGATAATGTGAGATGGAGTTCTAGATCTATTCCTCAAGGCACCGGCGACCCGATTGACATCATGACCATGACATTTAGCATGCCTATCTGGATCTCATCGCCGGCCAAGATCAAGAAACTGGGTGTGGTGGAAAGAGTTATCGCCAGCATATTTGATGCTCAGGGTGATGCTGTGAATGCTATAAGCAACAATGACTTGTTACTGGGTACACGGGTCAAGGTAACACCTTGGAGTTATCAAGTTCTGTTGTTGGATGGGCAGTTGCAGGTATTGCAACCTCCACAGCCTGTGAACCCAGATCGTATAAGCCTAGCACCATTTGACTTTCCTATAGTGGAAAATCCACAGATAACTTGGCCCACTGTGATCAACGCATATGGTGTGTTACGTCCGGGTATTAGTTACATCACTTTGGACAATCCGTGGAATCCTGATTCCAGCATCGTGGGTACTATCGCTGTGAATCCTGCAGATGATCGATTGCTGATCTACAACATTGATCCAGACACAGCACCACAAAACACATTGAGTCCAGTAGATGCTGTGATCAATCCACTCACAGCCGGACCCGGAAATGGACTAGGTCCTGCTGCTGTGGGACAAAGATACTTGCTGAATGAAAGCACCGGCGATGCTGATAACTCAAACAATCCCATTGCTTGGCAAGGCACCGGTGGACAACCTTTGATAGCCAATGCCAATGACATCATTGAATACAACGGCACACGCTGGGTTGTTGCTTTCAACAGCACTAGCACAGATCCACAATATGTGGTCAATCTTACCACAGGTATACAATACTTCTGGAACGGAACCAAATGGGTCAAGAGCATTGATGGCCTGTACACCGGAGGCTCATGGAACCTGGTATTGTAAAAGCCGTAGGTGTTTGGTTCTATTGTGTAAGAACCCGCTGCTATCTTTATCTACTACGCAACGATTCAAAATACCCAGACACCTGGGGGTTAGCCGGCGGCAAAGTAGAACCTGACGAAACACTGATAGCGGCTGTGGAACGCGAATGTACAGAAGAATTAGGCAGCATGCCCGAATATCAGAAATTGATACCCATTGAAAAATTCACATCACCCGATGGTGGATTTGAATATCATACCTTCTGGTGCAGAGTGGATCACGAGTTTATCCCGGAACTCAATCACGAACATGTAGGCTATGCTTGGATACACAGTGGAAGACTACCAAGGCCTCTACATCCTGGCTTGTGGAACACTGTGAATCTAGATGCTATCCAGAAAAAGATATCAAGTCTAGAAATCACTTGCACCTAGTCAAAGAAGAACATCTGCCACAGTCGGCAATTATCGTTGTTGTATCCAAAATAATCCGTGGCCGAGTGTAAGTATCCAGCATTGAAGATCACCAAGCGATTGTACACATTGCCAAAGTTGTCCACAGGCTCAAATATAGTTCTATCTAGATTCTGACTGCCCGGTCTGAAACATTTGTTTACATCAGGGTGACTGAGATGCCGTACATCTGTGCCCTTGAGTGCGTGTGTGGATGTGCCTGTTTGATAAGGTGCGTTGGGTGTGAGATACAGCATACCAGCCCACCTTTGTGGATCGCAATGATAAACCAGTGGCTCACCTTCTTTGCATACCTGGAATCTACCATTCATTCCGTATTCTTCCCACTTCTCGATCTTACGGTTCATGATGTATTCAAATTCTTCTTTCAATCCTGGAAACAAAAACTGCTGACGGGTGCGATTGCCTATGTAATACTTTCCAATGCCACCTTGGTCGTATTCTTGTTCTAGTGCCAACTTTCTGATAGCGTCAGGGTCTTGATAGAAGTTGTCTACAATCCATACACCTGGCCTGGGTTGCGGGTTGATTATGTCAGATTTTTTTCGAGATACATGCACAGCAGGTGCTGACTTAGATTCCTCCAACGGAGACTTAGGCATGCCACAGATCTTTAAGTTGTGATTGATAGCATCTATATAAATTTGATGCATTTTAAAGTTGTTTTTGAGATGTACCATGATCTGGCGGCTTTGTTCAGTAAGGCCCACATGCCAACTTGCCACACCTTTCTGGAACATCAATCCACAATATCCCGGATACTGATCAGTGATCACGGGTGTGCGATCAAAGTTACCATAGGTCAAACCCAACACTGCTGCGGTGTAACTTTCCTGCCATTCTCTTCTTTTCTCGTGCAATCTGCTCAACAAGAAATATGCTTCAGGACGGTCCGAGAGCAATGCGATGGCTTTGAGCAGTAGACCTTTTTCGGTGTCATCACGAGTTTTTTGTTTTTCCAAACAGATACAGCATCGCATGAGTGCTTCGTATTGCTGTTGGTCAGTGGTGCTACGCTCTGCTGTGCGTAGATAGAAACTCACTGCTGCACCGGTTTGGCCCATGTTTTCATATTCCTGCCCTAGCAAGAAGTTGATTGTGGGATCTTCAGAGTTTTCAATGTACGGATGTAGATATTTCATGTTATTTCACAAAGGTTATGACTTTTGGATCTGTAGCATTCTCACAAGAGTTGCACAACGTGAAGCAGGTCTGATCTTCAGGAATCAGATCCTCGTAGGTCTGTTCATGCAAGTTGCCAATGATATGATCCAGGCCATAATCCATACAGCACAGGCTTACATCACCATTGGGCAAGAGCACATTGTGATACAAGCCTTCTACACATCCGCAGGTCTTTGGTCCTTCGTGTGTGATCGCGTTCCAACGGTCTCTCAAGGTGATCAGTTGTGGTTTGGCCACTGCTTCACGGAACAGATTGCCGGCTCTGCTCCACATGGCATAACTGGGTGCTGAATCAAATATGTGTCGGATGCTGGGATGCAGTTCGGCTCCCATGCTCATCTTGGAGAAGTTCTTGATCCTATGGTGATTGTCTCGGAACCATTCTAGGGTTTTAATATAACCCGGCGTGATCGGATGGCGGGCCAACATCTCTGCATCGGGCAAGTGCAGCACAAAGCCGCCGTTAGGGTTGCCGGCAAATGGTATGTGTGCTATGGCTTCCATATCTTCCGTACTCACACCAACCCCTGTGGTAAACACGCTCACAGGATGCCCTTGATCATGTGCATACAACACCATTTCTGTACAGTATTTGTTCATCCATGGTTCTGTGAATCCAGCAAAAGTGATACGAACATCTATGGGTACCTTGTCAATCATGCTCTTGTAATCATCCAGGCTCATGATCCTGTTACCCTTGTATACTTCTTCTAGTGTGCGTTGTGGGCAGAACACACAATCAACCACACAGCCTTTTTCTGGAATGATAGTTGTTATCTCCAATGTAGGTGCAGGATAGTGCTGCCATTTTTTCTTGTCTCGTGGTGCCACGCTGTTATCAATGTACAGCATACATGCGGCATAGTGATCAATGAACCAGTCATCAAACAATGCCCACTTGATGTCCACATAGTCAATGCTGAGTATGTGGAAGTTTGTGAATTCACGCAGGTAAGTGTCTCTGAATCGGCGGAATTTGGCCTTGTGTGCAGGAGTGGCTAGGTGTATCTCCATGGCTATCTTACGCACATTGTTCATGATCCAATCATAATTTTCATCAGTGAAGAAGTCGTATTCGCCGCCTTCGCAGTCCATCTTGAGGAAGTCTATGTGAGTGAGTTTCTGCTGTTCAATCAGTGTGCTGAACTTGATAGTTTCCAGTATCACGCCATCTGTGCCGTCACTGTGTGCTTGTTTTGTTTCGTCGTAAAGCCCTGCTAGATAGTGCAATCCATCGGAATGTCCCAGTGCCCGGTTTATGGTCGTGACATCTAGTCCAGTGTGACTGACATTTTTTACCAAGGTAGGATAGAGTTTTTTGTGTGGTTCCAGGCAGATCACTCTGCCGGGCCGTTGTGGAACTATGCTCCACACAAATGGTCCTGCACTAGCACCGATATCCAGGACCACATCGCCGGGCCGGATCTCAAAGAACCGTTGATATGTGTTGTCGGCAAAGATTTCTTTTTTCACAGTGGCATGGAACCAAGAGTTGTTAGCAGCCACGCCCCAGTCAAACTCATGTTCCACACCATCCGGTGTGGTCATAGTAGGAACTCGAGGAATACGATTGGCTTCGGTCATGAACTGATCCACACATGCTCGTGGCATCTTTAGTATGAATGCAGCATTGTCTTGGAATCCAAAGGTCAGTAGCAGTTCGTTTTTGTACCAAGCAGCACCGGTACAGAATTCAATGTCTGCTTTCATAAGACTGAATGCATCTGTGTAAGCCAGGATATTCCAATCACGATCCCACATCAAGAATCTGTGTTTGTATGTGGCATCTTTCTCGCCGGCTTCGCTCTTGAATAGATTTACTTCGTGTACCAAGGCTATGTAGTTGTCGCCGTAAGGTACCACTTGGCTGCCGCCACGGAAGTCTGGAACTCCGGGTATGCGTTGTGCTGGGTCAAGATGTGTTGTAACTGTGGTACCTGTTTCAAGATCGTACTTTACAACTTCAGTAGGGTTTGCCCATTTCACATAGGTATAGGGTTGATCCAGCACCGGCATCCAGTTCTTTTCGCAGTAGGTATCGTCGGCCCCGGGTGCAGGAATGCGTCGACGCAGGATCTCTCGAACACCGGTATCTGTGACCTCTAGTTCACTGAGTTCCATACGCCCTTGACCGTTTGTGGTGGTATCTCTACGCACACCGGTAATCCAAAGTCGGTCGTTCCAGCGTTGTATCCTAGCATCTTCCAGCCCTACAAATGTCCAAATTGGTTCCACATCATGTGTAGATGTGTCTATAGCCTGGGTAGTGGCTATGGTCATATCCGGATTCATCGTGAGCAAGTAGTTCCAGGTTCGGAGATGTTGATCGTTTTCCGGATGCAAATACTGTAAAGGACCGTATCTGTGTTCAAACTTTTTGTTTTCGCTGTGCCAAAGTGTGTAGTTCACATGGCGCAGATTTACCAGGATCCGATCACCGTCGATGAAGATACTGGGATTCATCAAGCCAGTTCCGTTGGTAAGTTCTGCGGGGATTATTAACGGATGTATGGTACCACCCGCTGCGATCACGGGTTTGGTCAGACCATTTTGATAGATTTGTTGGCTTAATGTCATACTAACATTTATGCCAACCAGCAGCGATGCAGATTATAAAGGGTTACAGTCTGCCCACAACAACTTCGATCACACCAACTTCGTCGCCTGAGTGGCTCTGCAAGGCTTTACCGATTATCACACCCGGTTGATAGCGTGTGATATCTAGTGCTTCGGCTACCCCTGCTCGATTGCTTGTGACCACTCGATCGCCGGGTATGATGTTACCAATCACGCTCACTGGTACACGACCTACCAATGCTACTTCCACTGTGCGTTCTGCTTGTAATCCAGAATTCATTATGTGTGCAGGATTGGTAGACACCACACCGGCCACTCTTGTATCGTGAGTAACAGTGCTTGTTGTGACTTCTTGATTGCCACCAAATATCAGCACAGTACCCGGGGCATAGTCTGCGTCTGTGGTATACATCTCTGCCAAGTCAGCGTAAAGTGCTGTGGTTGATTGGGCAAATAGTCTATTAAAATAGTTAGAAGCATTGCCGATATTTGCTGTGGCATTGGCAGTACTGGTTTGTATGTTGCCAGACACGATCAATACACCGCTGCCCAATGCTGCTGTACCGTTTATAATTACATTAGCAGCGGTAATGTTACCAGTTACACTACTAGAGGTTGCTGCTATTTGTCCAACAAAATACCCGGCTTGCACATTGCCGGTTGTGCTGATATTTCCTGATCCAAAAACAGCGCCAGATGCTGTGATATTTCCAGATACGTATGCAGTACCAGTTACTCCCAAAGTTGTGCTAGGGGAGGTATTACCAATACCTACTCGTTGACTTGAGTCGATAGTTATTGCTGTAGTTCCAGCTGTTTGGAAAGCCAGCGCAGTTGATGAATCAGCGGTTGAAACTAATCCTGTACTGGCTGCGTTAAGCGTAGTGGTCATGTTTGTATTCCTTGTAACATTTCATAAATTATTTATTCATCCGAGTACTATCCATTTTGATCCAGCGGATAGTGTAACGGATGTTCCTGGGGATTGCGTTATTGGACCAACGGTACTGGCATTGTATCCTGTGCCAAATACCACACTTGATCCTATTGTGTACTGATTAAATGCAAATCCATTGGTAGCATAAAATAACGACCCGTATACACCTGCGGTAGCAAACACAGCTACATTTGATGTTCCGCCAATTCCCACAGTGACATTGCCACCCGAACTTACCACCGTGACATTTGATGTGCCATTGCTGATATTTGAACTGCCCCCAGATGCGATACCGGTAAGTGCTGATCCGTTGCCAACAAAGTAACCAGCAGCGATATTACCTGTGGTAGAAATGTTGCCTGCTCCAAATGTGCCGCCGGCTGCTGTGATGTTACCGGTGATACTTACTATAGTTCCTGTGTGGCTAACTGCACTGACGATGGTAGTTGCTATCACATTGTTAGCAACCACATTTGCTGTGGCACTGAGTGTAGTTGCTGCAACTACATTAGCCCCAGTGATGTTTCCACCTGACCCTGCGGTTACCAAATTTCCGCCAGTAATGTTACCACTTGCTGAAATCACGCCAGTAACATATTCACCTGTGGTAGCAAACACAGCCACATTTGATGTTCCACCAATGCCCACAGTGACATTGCCGCCGGAACTTACCACTGTGACATTTGATGTGCCATTGTTGATATTTGAACTGGTGGTACTAACTCCGGTCAACAGTGAGCCATTGCCCAGAATATAGTTACCGGTAAGATTGCCCGTGGCGACCAAACTACCAACTGAAAAATTGCCGGTATTACTGAGACCCGAAGGTAAAACTACTGTTAGTGCCATATGCTTCTATTTATCAAAGATTTAGAAAGTAAGTTTTACGCCGGCTAGGTCCGAATTGCTGGCGTTAATTGTTGTGGTCATTGATTATCTTTTTGGGTATTTGGCTTTGACTGCCTGGCAGTCAGCGATGTACTTGTCAATCTGCGCCTGATCGCCTTTGACCACACCGTCAAGGTAGTCGGTTATGGGCGGGTATTCCGCAGCGCGTTGGGCCTTGTATGAGTTGGCGTTGATACACGCTTGAACCACCGTTTCATCATACTGAACAGGGTTTCCAGCCGCATCAAACGCGTCGTCACCATGGATAGTGACAATATTGGAATGTGTAGCGTAAATTGCGTCGTGCTTGTTCATGCTGCAATCTCCTGAGCAGTAATACTGGATGCGAAGTAACCAAAGTCGGAGTTTGTACTTGTATTGCTCTGATAGTTATAATACAAAGTTCCGCCGCCACCGACTCGTACATATATTTGATATGTTAGAGAAGATGTGCTAGACGGGCTATCCAAAAATTCAAAATATATTGGTGTTGCTTGATATGTAACATATCCAGAGGCCGGAATAAAACCACCAGATGCTCTTACGGTGCCGCTGCCGCCATTTACAATAGCATTTGGATTTGAAGAAGAACCGGCCACGCCACTTAATATCGAAGCGTCTCTAAAAACAGCACCAAACATGCCATTCTGTGATGAGCCAGCAAGCCATATATAGCCTCGGATCAAAACTTTACTACTTGTGCTTGCGGGTGTTATTGCCACACTTAATCCAGTGACTGCTACATAAGTTGTTGAGCCTGTTGATCCATATGTGTTCAAGGTTGCACTTACAACTTGCAACACAGTGCCTGCTGGCAGAGATGCAGCAGTAATACCTTTGGCGGCTGTTGCAAGCGTTCCAGCAAAAGTAGTGTTCTGGCTTGCATTTACCAGCATGGCTTGTGTGCCGTTGGTGGCAATGGCTATTTGATTGGACGTAGGGTAGTAGATGCCCGTGTCGGTATCTGTGCCAGTCACCGCTGGGGTGGTTGCGCTGTTGTCTGTGCCGTTAAGGATAAGGGTCATTGGGTCACCTCATTCGCTGGTAGTGGTGTATTGCCTTCAGCAAGCCATGCTAGGTATTGTTGGTAGTCGGGGTTATTTAAATCAAAAATAAAACTCACGCACCCACCGTCTTCTGTAATTCCCACTACAGCATCAGGCTCTGCTTCATTACGCGAATACAGTTGATAAGTTTTCATAGTTCACATCCTGTAAAAAGTATTTGTGCGCCAGTCGTATTGGAACGAAGAAAAGATGCATACCCAGTAGGAGCGCCCCCGACAGGGACGTAAACTGCTGCGCCCGCTGTACCGCCGTACAAAAAGTTAATTACGCCACCGCCACCTAAACCACCTCCAGCGTTTGATGGCCAATCAACATTAAAAAGAGATGCATTTGGAACCGTCACGCCAGTAGGAGAAACACGCGGCGTTACTTGAAACGGTATAAAGTATCGGCATTCGCTTGGGGTATTTACCATACCACTCCCGAAAATCTCATTTGCGGAAGAAGCAGTTATCGCTGGGAGATACCGCTGGCACATTCCCAATTCAGTTGAATACGCACGGTAATCAAACGATGTGGCTGTGCTGCCTTTTTCTAGCTGTACGCCTGTGATGTAGAACGTGGCTCCGTTTGTGCCGACCACGCTGGTTGCGCCTGTTGGTGCAAAAATAGTTGAACTAGTCCACGCTCCAGAAGTACCACTATATGTAGAACCAATTCCAAGACCAAATAAAATTGATAATCCAATTCCACTAGTAGCACCTACCCAAGTCCCTGAAGTATCACCAGTAACAGTTACAGACTTTTGTTCCCAAGTGTTAGCTGATGAAATTGTGTATGCAAATGGATAATTACGATTAAATGCACTATTATTTAATGTGCCTCCAAATGTCCCAGTTAAAGAACTGCGAACCCAAAATGACAAAGTAACAGTAGCGGCAGATGCAGTTCCCCACGCCATGTCTGCAAAATTAAATCCTTCAATTTTTTGACTTAACGCAAAATAATCCCCAGCTAACAAAGTGTAAGCTGAAGAAGATGTAACTCCAAGATATTTAGAAAACCCTGCTGGTGGTGTAACAGAGCCAGCATTTTGCTGCGTAGTTAATTTGCTTGTTTGGCTTACTGCAAAAATCCATCTGTCTAGCGTGTACGCCCCATCGGTAGGCGTAACACTAGCCCCAGCATTGCGTTGGTCAATCACCATCGCGCCGTTGATGATGCGGTTCTTGAAGCCAAAAGTGTTGGGCAGGTTGGCGTAGCCTACAAACGTGGCGTTTTGTGAAGTGTCGATAGTGACCGCTGTGGTTCCTGCTGTTTGCAGGGCAAGGATGCCCGATGCATCTGCGGTCTGGACTAAGCCGCCTGACCCTGAATTGCTGGCGTTAATTGTTGTGGTCATGCTGGTGTATCTACTGGTTCAGGTGTGTTGCCAGCAGCAAGCCATGCTAGGTATTGCTGATAGTCGGTGTTAGCTGGGTCAAAGGGTATAACCAAATTATCAGCCAATTTACAAACGCAAGACACTTCATTGTTAGAGTTTTTAATTAGTTTGTACATTTATAGCTCCGCACTAAAAGTTAGTGTTTGGTCAGTTCTAGTGTTTTGATAAAAGTTGCCCACATAAACAGAAGCAGTAGTTATTGTGAAACCAGCACCGCCTCCACTTACTGTTGGACTTGCTCTCATTGGAGCAGCATATGTTAATGAGTACCAACTTGCGGCTGTGTTAACCACAATTCCGGGTAAAACTTGATAGTATCTTAAACACAATCCCAACTCAGTCCCATAAGAGCGCACATCAAACGATGTGGCTGTGCTGCCTTTTTCTAGCTGTACACCTGTGATAAACACAGAATCATCAGCACCAGCAGTTCCAACAGGAACCCATTGCAAAGAAATTAGTAATTCAGTAGTGCTGCTACCAAGAGTTACTGTTTGTGTAAATTTTTGATATGTAGTAGTAAGCGTATTAGATTGTGTGTTTGATGTGGGACTTGTCCATGTTCCGCTAATCCATGATGTAGTGCCTTGGTCTACGCCTGTGCCTTGATAAATTAAAGACGTAAGAGTAGAACCCGACGCACTAAAGTTTGCGCCACATTTAGCCCAAAAACTTAAAGTCACTGCTTGACCAGCCAAATCATAACAATTAACACTTTCAATTTCTTGTGCTGAATAAACTGTTCCTGTTGTAGTAGATGCCGCAGTTCTTTGTTGTTTTATTGCGTATTGAAATCCAGTTGGAACACTTGTTGATTGTGTTTGCGCTATTGATGCGCTACCACCACCTTGGATAAATACCCACCTATCAACACTTCCATACACAAGAGAATTAGTAAATGTTTGTGATGTTCCGCGTTGCCATATTCCCATTGCGCCGTTGATGATGCGGTTCTTGAAGCCAAAGGTGTTAGGCAAGTTGGCATACCCTGTAGTGGTAAGTGCGCCCGCAAACGTGGCGTTTTGCGAGGTATCCAATGTGAGTGCAGTTGTTCCGTTGTTGGTCTGCAATACCAATGCACCAGTGGTGTCGGCTGTACATACCAGCCCTGTGCTGGTTGTGGTGCCTGCGGAAATTGTGCTTGCCATTCGTTATCCTTATAAGATCACCCAGCGTTGACCGCCGGAGACTGTGACTGCTATTCCAGTATTTATAGCCATTGGTCCCACACTCATTGCATTGTATCCGGAACCAATAGTTATGTTTGATGCCACGGTGGTGGAATTTATTATCAATCCATTGTTGGCTATCAGTTGACTACCGGTAACATTGCCGGTTGCAGATACTACACCAGTTACATATTCACCTGTGGTAGCAAACACAGCAACATTGCCACTTCCACCCACACCTACAGTGACATTGCCACCCGAACTTACTACTGTGACATTTGAAGTTCCATTGTTGATATTGGCTACACTAGTGATCACTCCACTTAGAAATGCGCCATTACCTAAGATATAGGTGCCGCTGACATTACCACTTGATGTTACATTGCCTGCAACGCTGAGTATGTTAGACGATGCATTGAACGATATTCCATTGGTGTCAACATTGGCAGTTTGATTCGACCCAGCGGCGCCTACTAACACAGGATACATTGTTCCTGTGTTGATATCAGTGGCATTGATAGTTGTGCTTGGGCCAGTGATACCCTGGATACCTTGTGCTCCAGTTGTACCTTGTGTACCTGCTCCAGTTGCTCCTTGTGTGCCTGTTCCAGCAACACCTTGTGCACCGGTAATACCTTGAGTTCCAAGGGTTGAGCCACCCAATGATGTGATTTCGATCGCTGCACCAGATGCCGGCGCACTAGAAAATGTGACCGTGCTACCAGATAAACTATATCCGGTACGCAGTTGATCCACACCATCGATGTTGACCCAAGTAAAGTTTTTATTGCTAGGTGTTGTAGTGAGAACAAAAGCAACTTGAGACCCATCGCCAGTGAAATTATCAACTGTGGAAGTTACTGCACTACCTGCACCTTGGACGCCTTGAGTGCCTTGGATACCTTGTGTACCTGCTCCGGTTGCGCCTTGGGTACCAAATGCTCCTTGGATGCCTTGAACGCCTTGGGCGCCTGTTGTACCTTGTGTGCCTGTAATACCTTGTATACCTTGTGATCCGGTGATACCTTGTATGCCTTGAGTACCTGTTGTACCTTGGGCACCAACAACACCTTGGATGCCTTGAGCACCTTGTATGCCAACACCACCTTGAACACCTTGTGTACCTTGTGCGCCAGTTGTACCTTGTGCGCCCGTAACACCTTGTATGCCTTGGATACCTTGCGTGCCTGCGCCGGTTGCACCCTGAGTACCAAATGTTCCTTGTGTACCAGTTGCACCTTGCGATCCAGTAATACCCTGTGTACCTGCTCCGGTTGCACCCTGAGTACCAAATGTTCCTTGTGTACCAGTTGCACCTTGCGATCCAGTAATACCTTGTGTTCCAAGTGTGGAACCGCCAAGTGTTGTGATTTCGATTGCTGCACCGGATGCCGGAGGGCTAGAAAATGTGATAGTGCTACCAGATAAACTATATCCGGTACGCAGTTGATCCACACCATCGATGTTGATCCAAGTGAAATTTTCATTGCTAGGAGCAGTACTGAGAACAAAATCAACCTGAGAACCGGTGCCAGTGAAATTATCAACTGTGGAAGTTACTGCACTACCTGCTCCTTGAATGCCTTGTGTGCCTTGAACCCCTTGGATACCTTGTGTACCAAATGCTCCCTGAACGCCAGTGATGCCTTGAGTACCTTGAATACCTTGGGTCCCTTGAGTTCCTTGAGTACCCACTGCACCTTGAGTACCAAATGCGCCCTGGATGCCTTGGATACCTTGGGCGCCTGTGGTACCTTGAGCTCCGATAACTCCTTGGATGCCTTGGATGCCTTGTGTGCCTTGAGTACCGGTTTCTCCCTGGATGCCTTGGGTGCCTTGTACGCCTTGAGTACCTTGAGCACCGGTAATACCTTGCGTACCTTGGACACCTTGTGTGCCTTGTGTGCCAGTGATACCTTGAATGCCTTGGGTGCCTTGAGCACCAGTTATGCCTTGTGTACCAAATTCACCTTGGATGCCTTGGATACCTTGAGTGCCTTGAGTACCTTGAGTGCCTTGAGTACCTTGTGTACCCTGAGCGCCAGTTATGCCTTGAGTTCCAAATTCACCTTGGATGCCTTGAGTACCTTGGATGCCTTGAGTACCTTGTGTGCCTTGAGCGCCAGTTATGCCTTGTGTACCAAAAATACCCTGTATACCTTGTATGCCTTGAGCTCCGATTGTGCCTTGAGCACCTGTGGTACCTTGAGGTCCAGATCCTGCGACCGGATCACCATTAGCATAGGTATAACCAGCAGCCTGGACATTGCCAACTGCTGTGATAAGACCACCAGTGTTGATATTGGCACCAGTAACATTACCCGAAACTGATACTACTCCGCCGGTAAAACTAGCCACATTTACGATGTTGGTAAACATGCCATTATTGGCAGTGATATTACCTGTTATACTTACTAACCCACCAGTGAAACTAGCCACATTTACTATGTTAGTGAATATACCATTGTTGGCAGTGACATTACCTGTTACACTTACCAACCCACCGGTGAAACTGGCCACATTAACAATGTTGGTAAACATACCATTGTTGGCGACCAAATTCCCAGTGACACTAGCCGATCCGCCTGTGACCAAGTTGCTGCCTTGTATATTGCCTGTGCTGGTTATTAGTCCTGTAACTGACAATCCATTTGTGGCAAAAGTGGCTATGTTGGAATTAGATGCTACACTGACTGTGACATTGCTGTTGTTGAATACTCTTACATTGCTGGTACCATTTGATATAGCAGCAGAATCAATGCCGGTGAGTAGTGATCCGTTACCAAGGATATAACTGCCTTGGATATTTCCAGTTGTAGTTAAACTTGTACCTGTAGCAGCACCAATGTTAGGTGTGGTAAGAACTGCACCTGCTTTGACCGTGATATTACCGCCACCATCAAATGCAGTGGTTGTGTTGTCAACCTTGGCACTGAATACGGTACCAGTTAGACTTATACCAGCAGCGGTGTTAGCACTATAAACTTGACTTCTGCTGAATTCTGAAAACTGTATGTTACTGGTACCAAATGTGATTGTTCCTGCAGGCGCACTTACTACAAAAGCAGCACCGGCGTTGACATTACCATTGGTTACAAAAAAGTAATCATTGATACTGATGGCTTCTGTGCTATCTGACCCATATTGGTCAGCATCTGTGGAACGAACGATAGCAGTGGTGTTGGCATAGGTATAGATACCGTTTTGTACACCATTGGCTTGATTTTGAACCAACACACGAGTGCCCACTGTCTGGATGTTGGCTGTATCAATTAGGTAGAATGTTCCGGATGTGGTAAGTGTGGCACCTACACCGTTGCCAGCACCATTAGGTTGAGCATAGGTTATGGTACCACTGGTAGCAGTTTCTAGTGTGGTGTTGGTGGCTGCGTAAACTTGTTCATGGAATGTAAGTCCAGTTGTGGCAAAGTTATCAACATATAGTTTGGTGGCTGCATCATAATCTTGCACAGGCATAGCAAGATTGTTGATGTATGTGTTGGCAGTCAATACTATGTTGCCACTTGGTGCAAGATTCAACGCACCAGTGCTGGTAATTGTGACACTAGTGCCTACTATGTTGTTGGTGTTGATGTTTGCGCCGGTTATGTTACCTGTGGCACTGATCAATCCACCTGTGTTGACATTGGCGCCGGTGACATTACCTGTGGCACTGATCAATCCACCTGTGTTGACATTAGCGCCAGTGACATTACCGCTGGCTGATAACAATCCAGTGATGTTAGCACCTGAATCCCAGAACTCGGCCCGAAGATTGCCCGACAGAGTATTGCCGGTGTATATTCTTACATTCTTGCCTGCGCTCTGTGTGGCTATACCCAGATTGCCACCATTGATATACAAGTATCCATCATTGGCACCAAATGCTGTGTAACTGGCATCACTATAGTTGTTACTATTGATACCCATGTCAATGTAGAAAGTAGCGTCATCACCATTGTTGGCAGTGGCCACAAAATCTGTGCTGGCGGATGCACCTGGATTTACATTGTATCCTAGTACCTGGCTGTAACTGTTGACATTGCTGGTTACCTGGATCTTGGCAGCAGAAAAATTCACAGGGCTGATATCTTCGCCCATGTGTATCTGTGCTGTGCTGAACATGTTTAGATTTCCAGCCAGTCCCATACCACCAGATATAACCGCAGCACCTGTGTTGTAAGTTGTGCTGATAGTGGTGCCACTGAGGCTGAGATTTCCACCTAAAATATTACCTGTGGCACTGAGTGTGGTTGCTACCAGATTAGCACCATTTACATTGCCGGCTGTTGATATATTACCGCCAGTGATGTTGCCAGATACTGAAACTACAGCACCAGTATGACTGGCCACATTCACAATGTTGGTGAACATGCCATTGTTGGCTGTGACATTGCCTGTGGCACTGAGTATGGTTGCTACCAGATTAGCACCTGTCACATTGCCGGCTGTTGATATATTGCCGCCGGTGATATTACCATAGGCACTTATGTTGCCACGAGTTATACCTGTGCCAACTCGGATATCTTCGGCTATAACTGTGTTTGTGGTAACAACATTTCCAGCAGTAGTGATGTTGCCGCCGATAACATTGCCAGTTGCCGAAACTGTATTGGTGGATAACAGCACTCCTGATACTGCAATATTTCCACCGGTAATGTTACCACTGCCCGACACTGTGCCAGTACTGAAATTTACATTACCGTTAAATACTGCGCCATTAACATTACCGCCAGTGCTGATTTGGGTGCCGGAGCCACCACCTAATATATTACCGCTGGTGCTAATATTACCGCCAGTGATATTTCCAGTTGTGGTGATCACACCCGAACCAGCTAATATGTTACCACCGGTGATATTAGCAGTTGCACTAATATTACTACCAGTTAGTATATTACCCTGCGAACTTATTACACCGGAAGCAGAAATATTACCCGAAAATGGTCCGCTAAAGATAGTTAAGTTGCCGGCGGTGATGTTGCCTGTGACACTTACTTGGCCACCAGTAAAGCTGGCTGTATTCACAATCGTGGTAGCCATGACATTGTTGGATACTACATTGCCGGCTGTGGATATGTTGCTGCTGGTGATGTCGCCCGATACTGATAATACTCCAGTAATGTATTCACCTGTGGTAGCCCATACAATAACATTTGATGTTCCACCAATACCCACAGTGATATTGCCACCAGAACTTACCACAGTGATATTACTTGTGCCATTGTTGATGTTGGCCACGGATGTGATTACACCAGTTAAACATGCACCATTACCTAAAATGTAGTTGCCAGTGATATTACCTGTGACACTTAGTGCATTGGTAGCCGCGTTGAATGCAAATCCACCTGTTGTAACATTAGCCAGTTGACCGCTACCCGCAGCACCTACCATCACTGGATACAATGTGGTGGTACTAGTATTGTTAGTGGCCTCAATAATATTGCCAGGACCTTGAATACCTTGGATGCCTTGTGTACCTTGTGTACCCTGGGTGCCTTGTACGCCTTGAGTACCTTGGATACCTTGAGTACCTTGTGTACCTTGTACGCCTTGCGTACCCTGGATGCCCTGAATACCTTGTGTACCTTGTGTACCCTGGGTGCCTTGCGTACCTTGGGTACCTTGTGCTCCAATTGCTCCTTGCACACCTTGGATACCTTGTGTGCCTTGTGTGCCTTGTGCGCCCGTAACGCCTTGTATACCTTGTGTACCTTGAGTGCCAGTTTCGCCCTGGATACCTTGAGTGCCTTGTACGCCTTGAGTACCTTGGATACCTTGAGTGCCTTGGATACCTTGAGTTCCTTGCGTACCTTGAGCACCAATTTCTCCCTGGATGCCTTGAGTACCTTGAGTGCCTTGTGTACCTTGTATACCCTGCGTACCTTGTACACCCTGTGTGCCTTGCACGCCCTGAGTACCTTGTACACCCTGTGTGCCTTGTATGCCCTGAGTACCTTGTACGCCTTGAGATCCAATCTCTCCTTGGGTGCCGATGCTACCTTGAGAACCAATAGCACCTTGTACACCTTGTATACCCTGTGCTCCGGTTATACCCTGTGAGCCAATGACTCCTTGAATACCTTGAGTACCTTGAGCACCAACAATACCTTGTGTGCCAGTTTCACCTTGTGTACCGGTTAATCCCTGTGTTCCCTGGATGCCCTGAGTACCGGTAGTACCTTGTGATCCAGTTACTCCTTGAATGCCTTGGATTCCTTGAATGCCTTGGATTCCTTGAATACCTTGTGTTCCTTGAGTACCTTGAGTACCTGTTTCACCTTGTGTTCCTGTTTCACCCTGAATGCCTTGTGTACCTTGTGTGCCTTGAGTACCGGTTTCTCCTTGTGTGCCTTGAGCACCTGTTTCGCCTTGTGTACCAATTTCTCCTTGAATACCTTGTGTGCCTTGGGCGCCGGTTTCGCCTTGTATACCTTGTGTTCCTTGGGCACCAGTATCACCCTGGATACCCTGCGTACCTTGAATACCTTGTGTGCCAATTTCACCTTGGATGCCTTGAGTACCTTGTACGCCTTGTGTGCCCTGTACGCCTTGTGTGCCCTGTACGCCTTGTGCTCCCACAGGGCCTTCAACACCCGCAAGATTTACTTGCCAACTAGTATAAGGCCCAGGGCCGCCTACTGAAACAGTAACATTTACAACCAATGCGCCTGTACCAGAGTCATAGGATGCACATACACCTTGCATGTAGTTGGAACCATCATACGCAATGATTGTGGTTTGTCCAGCACTATAATTCAACCCTGTTCCAACGGTCAGGCTCTTGGTTGCATTGCTGATTGTTAAACTAGTGCTACTGGTTGTAGCATATCGATCTCCAAGTCCTTGTACGCCTTGAGTACCAAAAATACCTTGGATGCCTTGTGTTCCTTGAGTACCAATTTCTCCTTGTACCCCTTGGATACCTTGTGCTCCAGTAACACCCTGGGTACCAATTGATCCTTGCACACCTTGGGTACCAACAGTACCTTGAACACCCTGTATGCCTTGAGCACCTGTTATGCCTTGTATACCTTGAATGCCTTGCGTACCCTGTACTCCGGTTATACCTTGGATACCTTGCACACCTTGGGTACCAACAATACCCTGGATGCCCTGCGTACCTTGGGCGCCGGTGATACCTTGTCTACCTTGGATACCTTGGATACCTTGTGTTCCTTGAACACCGGTGATGCCTTGAACACCTTGAGTACCAATTGATCCTTGTACCCCTTGTATACCTTGAGTTCCGGTTGCACCCTGAGTACCAATTTCGCCTTGGATACCAGTTATACCCTGTGTTCCTTGAGTACCTTGGGTGCCTTGCACGCCTTGTGTGCCTATTGCACCTTGGGTACCAAATGTTCCTTGCACACCCTGGATACCTTGAGTTCCGGTTATACCTTGAGAACCAGTTACGCCTAAAATGCCTTGTGTTCCTTGTACACCCTGGATACCTTGTACACCCTGTGCACCGGCTGGAATGCCTGTGATCTGGCTACCATTACCGATAAGGTAACTGGCAGTTACATTTCCTGTGGCATTGACATTGACTGTGGCCAAGTTTCCATATACTGTGGCACTTGAAACCAATAAAGTAGTACCTGATACAGTATCACCACTAACAACATTGCCAGCAGATGACATGAAGCCAGTGGAGAAGATGTTGTTAGCAGTGAGATTACCAGTGAGACTGATACTGGGTATATTCAATCCGCCGCTGCCCACATAGATAGAATTGAATCGTGCTGTGGGACTACCTAGATCATATACATTATCCTGGACTGGCACAGTAGCGGCACTGAGTTGTATCTGACCAATACCATTGGGTGCCAGGATCAAGTTGCCATTGCTGGTAATCGTGCGGATGGTATTGTTGGCAATGGCCACATTACTCAGCACCGGACCAGCAGCAAAAATCTGATCAAAGTTTAAATTGGTGTAATTGAACGAAGTTCTTAACGGATCGCCTTGCCCGTCGTCTGGAACCGCGCCAATATCAATGGTATATTGTGTCATTTGTAGAGTCTCTGGCTGTATTTACCAGATTCAGATCTCTAACGTATTTGGCTCAAATCCCGTCGTTGGTATCTAAGCGATGGCGGAACAGTTTGATGTCTATGGTTTCAAAGTTTTGAATATTCTTGAACTCTTTGATCTCGGCGCTAGTGGGCCCGCAAACACGGATAAATTGAACCGTTGGAAAATCTCCGGCTATGGTTATCAGTTGCCGTATCCAATTTCCTGTAAATGTAGGTGCTGCATCTGGCGCTTTGTAGAATTCTGTACCAGCATATACATTGTTAAATCTCATGCTAGGACTAGGTCCCATATCAAATCCCAACATATAGATACGAGTATAGTTGTCTATGGCTGCCAATGCACAGGCAATAGGACCCGAACTGTTGCCATGATATTTTCTAGGAACCACTTGAGCACCCATATCAGACAAAGGTTTTCTTGTGTAGAATCTGTTTTTTTTACTGTAACCTGACCGTTGGATGGCTTCTGCAATGGGTCGATCTGTGGCCACAAGACAGTCTGATTCCCAATCTCGATACAAGCCATTGCAGCCGTAGATAGGACCCAGTTGCTTGAGTTGTACTAGATCTATGCTTGCTCGGCTTTGTCCATTGCCCAATACGAATGCCACGGTCATAAAAAATCCTCTCAGTATGTAGCTGAGAGGATTCAGAGTGGCTAAACTTTAAGAAGTTGCGTTGTTGATAACTGCTAGCGGAATGTATCCTGCTGGTGCTCCTGCAACAGATTCTGTAGCAGTATCTACTTCCAGACCTGACTGTGCAACACCGCCTTCGTCTGTGAAGAAGTTGGCAACATAGTAAAGCTCACTAGTGTATTCAACTTCACCAAGATTATTGTTGCTGTAGTCTCCAGTTGTTCCGGCCCAGTCACGCACCCACTTGTTGGTAAGGTTACTGGCTGTGGCTGCTGCACTGTCGCCTGATTCGTAACCGATAGCCATGAGACCTGTTGCTGGTGTGGTATCATTGGTCAATACACATACGCCAACTGGATATGCAGTACCGCTGCCGGAGCCGACCGCTGTGGCAGTGAAGATATCACCGGCTGAAACTGTACCTGTTCCGGTACCTACTGATTGCCAGTTGGTGTTACCAAGAGCAACAATCTGATACGCTTGACCAACAATTAAATCGGTAGCAGCAGTGGTTCCGCCTGTGTACACCACTAGATATTTGTGGCTGCCTTTTTGGCGGATGATACGGCCTGCATATGATCCAGCAAGCGCAAAAGTAGATGAACCATTGGCCAGTGTGATATTCACAAATGCTGTGACCACAGGGTATGTGGCGCTAGGTTGGCTGGTAGGGGGCGATCCGCCTACCACGCCTACAAATTGGGCTGCATTCAGTGTCTGTGTAGGTGCATTGTAAACAGGCACATCAAGTGCGCTGAATGGTGGATAAGCAAGATCCACGGGTGTGTTTGCGCCGGGGCTACCAACGCCAGTATTATAACTGTATTTCTGTATTTTTAGAGGACGTCCCATTTGTTTTCTCCTTAAAGAAGTCCGATGAAGGTTCTAGCTTCTACGCGGCGGGTTAAACCGCATAAGACGCAGGATTGCGTACAACACTTATTTATGGACAACCAGTTATTTTAGGACCCATGCACAAGGTTCTTAAATATCCATATGAACACTAACGATCTTATCGAACAAGGCAATCGACATCGAGCCGAACATCATCCAGAACTGGCATTGAAGTGCTATGCACAGGTATTTGGAGAAGATTTCAATAACCCTGCTGCATTTAACAACTACGGCAATGTGTTAAGAGAAATGGGCTATCCTGAACGAGCTATCCCATTCCTGCATGCTTCATGCGACATTGAACCAAAAAATGTCACTGCGGAATTCAATCTAGCAGTGGCTTATTTGCTCAAAGGCGATTATACACCTGGATGGAAATACTACGAAGCAAGATGGCGCTATGAGCATCTAGCCGGAGCCAAACCTACCCTACCCAAACCCGAATGGCAAGGCGAAGATCCCAAAGGTAAAACAATTTTATTAGTTGGTGAACAAGGTCTAGGAGATCAGATCCAGTTCCTGCGATTTATAGCCAATCTCAATGCTGCTGGTGCCCGAGTCAAATTGGTGCTGAGTTCTGGAGTGAAACCATTATTTCCCACGCCGTCTGGCAATGTGATCGGCATCTACGGCCCTGGTGAGGAACTTGGTGAATACGATTACTGGATTCCTATGATGAGTGTTCCACGGATCATCGGGACAACCTTGGATAATCTCACACACAATCTGCAATATATTGCTGCTACTCCTGCCAAAGCACAAGAGTGGGCAGATCGACTGGGTGCCAAAAAACGCATGAGGATCGGGGTGTGTTGGAGTGGCCGAAAAGACTCTTGGATTCACATTCACAAAAGCATACCAGTAGAGAAGATAGCAGAACTCATACGCCGCAATCCCGAACATCAATGGATCAACTTGCAGATGGATGCTACAGACGAAGAAATTGCTGTGATCACTGCTGCTGGTGCAGAATGTTTTCCAGGCACCATCAATGATTTTTCAGATACCGCAGGACTCATGCATCACTTGGATCTTGTGATATCAGTGGATACTGCCAACGCACATTTGGCCGGAGCCATGGGTCGTCCTGTTTGGATTCCGCTGAATGCTTATGGTAACTGCTGGCGTTGGTTGCTCCGGCGTGAAGATTCACCTTGGTATCCCAGTGCTAGACTGTATCGTCAACCTCGGATGGGCGACTGGGATAGTGTGATCAACAAGATGCACAAATTCTTGGGCTTCTTTAAGATCTAAAGACCAAATCTGGCTCGATCAGCGTTCCAGTTTTGTTCAACCCCGGCGGCACCGATATCCGTATCATACACACGAACAATAGCCAATCGGCCTCCCCAGAAACCACCTGGATCCCAGCGGGTCATTAACCCATATCCAATTGCAGGATTGGCAGCGCCACCTGGCGGCGCATTGGCAGTTTCTACCTGGGTGTTGTTTACATATAAGTTGAGAGTAGTGCCATCAAATGTGCCCACAATCTGATACCAGTTGCCCGGTGTTAATGTGTATGGCGCAGTGGTTTGAAATCCCGCACCATACCACCAAGTCTGTAAATCAGCAGCACCGCTGTTGGAACCCAATCCAAGATTGATAGTGCCACCAGCGTATGAGAATTCTGTGAATATGTTGGGTCCACTAGGGGTATTGGTGCCATCATAGTAGTGCCAGGCTTCGATTGACCAGTTGGTCAAGGTGCCCAAGTTTGTGCCACTATATCCATACTGCCCGGCACCAGGGTTAAACTGTATATACCCACCGTTATCACTGCTATATGTTGGCCCGTTAACAAGAGTAAATACCATTCCTCCTACTGTGTCAGTCCAAGTAGATCCAGTGCCTGGATAACTTGCAGGATTGCCAGCATCAAGATTCAACGCTGCCGGCAAAGGTGTGGGCGGTGGAAATATCGCTTCAAATGTGATACCACCACCTATGGTGAGTCCAGTGCCAATTGTTAGTGCCATGTGTTATCCTATATCAAAATATCTAAAAGTTGTTGTTGCACCGTGGTGTCATTTATTCCTAGATGCACATTTTTTGCCCAAACAAAATTTGTCAGCCAGGTACCCATGTATAAATCATCTATTGCTGCCCATTGAGTGGTTTCAGGATGTTGTTCTAGCCAAGCATTTATTTCATTTGCTCGTTGTTCATGGTATGTGGTTGCTCCGGGTAACCACGCAGTATAATCAACGGGCATTTTTTTAATGCCTTGTTTTTGATAAAACTCACACATGCCTTTGATACTGGTTTTTAATTTCCAGTCACTGCTCACAACAATTTCAGCACCAGTTTGATCTAATATTTGATTTAGCGTGCGGACCGCGTCTGGGTCAAAGTCACTAAAATAGGTCTTGTTGGTTCCTGCAAATTCAGCATCAGTGGGCATGCTGTGTTCAGTTCTAACTATCTCAGTAGCACCAAGACACATCACGCCGTAATGATCTAAGAACAGTATTTTCAAAATGCCAGTTCCGATTGTGTTGATACTTCTGTTGCCAGTAGTCTGTCTACATACCATTCAACAGTTTCAATGTCTGCGGTTTGTTCTGCCAATCGCAGACCATGGAAGAATCTATCTGGAACATTTTCAAATTCCGCTCTTGTGCGTAATGTTCTGCCATCTTTCGTAAACTTCATATCTGTTATAGGATAGATGTTGTTGAATCTGCAACTGGTCAACACACTGTCAGAGAACAAGTTCATGTGATAGTCGGTGATGACATTGTAGTATTCAATGGTATCTTTGATCACTTGCTTGTTGGTCAATGTGATCTCTTGACCATGTTCGTTCACGGTGACAGTTCCGATAGGAGTTGCCGCAGTCATCGGATAGGTAAATGCACCTGCTTGTTTGTTAAAGATACGATGCTGATCAAATGTTCGTAAAGTTGTACCATCACTGAATGTGAGTAGGTTATACTGACTTCCAGTTTCACTGCGTTTGATCCACAATGCTGTGGTTTCTGCATAGCAGCCGCGATCAAAATCCCAACTCAACAGTTTGTCAGTGTAGGTGATGTATTCGATTGCTTTGTGTGTGCCGTCGCTGAGTGCGATATGAGTTCCGGCCAATAAGCAAATGCCCGATGTTCCAGTGGCTGCATTTGAATAGTATGTGCCAGCATTACTAGTCACATAAGCATACACAGTAAACGGTGTGGAATTTAAACCGGTTGTAAAGGACAATTTCACTGTTCCAGGAATGCTGCCTAAAGCACCAGTAGCGTACTTTTGACTTGATGTACCGGCAGTGATGATCACACCATATTCAGTTACCGGAGTTACATTGGATACTGTTACATTAGCAAACGCAGAGCCGCCGCCACCTGCATTGCCAACCCCGCTGGTAGCAGCAACCGTGATGGTTTGTATAGTAGGTAGAATATTTTGACCGGGAACCGATGCCGCACCTACATCAGTGAGTTGACTACCATTGCCTATAAAGTAGTTGCCAGCGATGTTGCCAACCACACTGAACTCACCGGTAGCATCAAATAACTTAGCTTTGATATTTGCATGGGTGAACCCACCTGTGGCAAAAACAATATCGTGAGCAAGTCCGATATTGCCTGTAGCAAGAACCAAGTTGCCACCCAATGGAGTAGCAGCAAAGTTGGTACCTTGAACTAAAATATATCCATCATTTGGATCGGTGAGTTCATAATCTGGATCATTGAATGTATTTCCAGTCATACCCATATCAATCCACCCAGAATCAGCGTTTCCGTTGTTGGAATAACTTACCCAGTCAGCACTACCATTTCCACTAGTTTCAATCATAGCAGCTTGAATATAAGTATCGGCTACTTCAGCACCTACAAATACCACATTAGCCAGAGCTACTTGAGTTTGCCAAGTTGCACCATTGCCGGCATATATTGCGCTACGAGAGGTGATATTGCCACTTGCACTCACACTTCCAACTGTGCTTAAATTACCTACATTAGCCGTGTTTACTAGTTCCAATGTTGCACCGGAGATTACTTGTGTTATTATAGCATTGTTAGCAACAACATTACCAATTGCACTAAGGGTAGCAGCATTGACATTACTAGATTCCACATCACCGATTGCTGAAAGTATGTTGGCAATGATCACATTGGCGCCAGTGATGTTGCCCGATGCACCCGGAGTGGTCAGATTACCAGTATTGCCAAAGGTCCAGGTGTAAATTCCACTGGTAACAATTTCTGCGCCGCCGGTGGTGACCGCTACATAACTGTTGCCATCGGAAGTTACTATTTCTGCGTAGCCGCCAGCAGCGGCTTGTATCTCAATGTTGGCTCCTACTGGAGCAACTCTACTGTTACCGGGCAATGTCAATATGCTATTGGTTCCAAAGTTCCAGGTGTTTATGCTGCTGTTGTTTCCTGTTTGTATTTGAACATTTCCTATTTGTGATATAGGACTGACACGCACGGCCGCTGTGTTACTGGTGCCGATGTTTCCTATATCTTCTGTCCAAACTGATTGAACTCCACCATTGACTCCGGTAGATAACAGGGCCAATATATGATCCGTTGATGAAATAACAGCCGCATTAGACTCGGAAGCATAGTCAGGTATTATAACTAAATTGCCTGTGGGGAATATTAGATTACCATCTGCGGCAAAGGTCCATTGTGCCGAGTTGCCCGCCACATCATTGCTGTTAATAACAATATTGCCTGTGTTGGCCAGTTGTATATATTTGTTGTCATCACCAATAAACTGATTGTAGTATGCATTGTTGCCGGTGTCAAAATGTATGTGAGTGGGTTCGTCATTGATATTACCCCGCACTCGCAAGTACATATTGGCATTTGCGCTGGAACTGCTGGGTGCAAGATACAATCCACTGATGAGATTGCTTGTGCCCGTGCCTATCACTATCTCGCTACTGAATGTTATATTGCCGGTCACTCGGTTACCGTTGGCATAGTTTATTGCGATAATATTAGCAGGTAATGTTAGATTACCAAGTGCATCAAAGTTCCAACGCACTTCGGTGCCAGTGTCGCCAGGTTTGATAATGACCACAGCCGACGGTGTGTTGACATTGGCCATGTCAGTTTCAACATATGCCCAGGCCTGATATGCACCAGTGGTATCATCTTGTAATCCTATTTGGGCAAAATTATCACCCGCTCCAAATCTAGAAGAGGAATTGCCAATGGTGGCTCTGACAGTTATTGGGCTACCTGCAGGGGCCTGTATGACATTAGCAGGAAATTGTGTGGTGCCATTATAGCCAAAGTTCCAGGTATTTCCGTAGTTGACAATGTTGCCGGCCAATGGCAATACAAGATTACCGTCAGCAGCAAAAGTCCAGGCTCTGCCATTGGCCTCGACATTCACATTACCAGTTCCGTTACCAATAATGTTAACAGCGCCTAGAATGTTACCAGCTGTGGGCAATGAAAGATTACCATCTGATTTAAAAGTCCATGTTGGTGATCCGTTGGCAGTGATGGTCACATTGCCGTTGGCTGTGGCAATGTTGATGTTGCTGGTACCATTGGCCAATGGTAATCCAGCAGCGCCACCTGATATTACCACAGGGCTGCCATTGGCATAATTTACTGCAAAAGTGTTGGATGGTAATGTTAGATTACCATCTGCGGCAAAAGTCCAGATTTGAGTAGGTGTAGAATTTCCATCCACAATGATCTGGGCAACAGGCTCTTCTGTGTTGCTGTTGTCTAGATACAGTTCAGCGTAACTGTAAGGGTTGGTATTGAAAGCATAGAGATCAACGCTGGTTGGATTGATAATTATTTGATTGAGATTGTTGCCAAGGCTATTGCCCTGAATGGTCAATGAGGCGTTGGCATCATCACTGATGCTCATGGTATCACCAGTGAACACAAAATTACCAATAGCAGCATTGCCACCACCCGTGAACGGTGATCCGTTGCTGTAGAAATAACCATCTGTGCGGATACCTGGTGTTACAACATTGCCATTGGTATATGTAAAATAAGCACTGCTGGCAAAACTATTGGATCCAGAGTTATATTGTATCTCTCCAATATTTCCTGAAGGATAGTTAGTACTAGATGTAACCTGATTGGTAGTGCTGAAAAGTTGTTCTTCAAGATTGATAGTAACATTAGCACCTTCGAACACACCTGTTCGGCTGGTTGTGATTACTCGATTCAAGGCTTCTTGCCCATTTATAGTAACAGATGTATCGCTTGCTGTTGCAGCGGCAGCAGTGGCAGTAGCAGCAGTGGCACTGGCGGACAACACCGACGCAGTTCTTCCATTAACTGTGGTTGTTAATACCGTAGGAGCAACAGCAGATTCCTGATATGGTGATACGCCTGCGGCGGGTGTTTTAATTGTGGCCATGGTTCAAATTCCCTTTGTTGTATTTACCGGTATCTAGTAAATGATATTGTTGCATATATGTTCAGCCAACAAAAAAGGGCCTTGCGGCCCTTTCTTGAACTTCCCATCCCGGGGAAAGTGGTGATTCTCTGATTAGGAGAAAGACAAGTTGGAAACAGCGATCTCGCCAACATAGTCGCCAGCATTGCCGAAGCTGCTTGCGGTGTTGGTCAATTCGATGAAACCATAACGTGTCATGAATGACACGACTGGTTCGAATGTGGTCGGATCCAACACAACACCTGAACTCATCAGGGGAATGTATGGGCAGTAGAAAGCAGGAGCATCGGCTTCTGAACTACCTTTGTAACCAACCAGCACAGGAGTGGTATCGCTGGCATAACTGTCAACGAACACACGCATTGCGCCATTCAGTGTTCCAACAAACTTGGTGTTTGTAGGTGCTTCGAAAGTACCTTCTGTAGTACGAGCGAACGCAGAAGTGGTAGCACTTTGCAGAACGGTCAAACTTGCTGAAGAAACAACTGCGTAGTTACCAGCGCCACGACGTGTACGTTGGGCAATCAGGTTAGCAACACGGTTGATCAGAACAGCCAGAGCGGCGTGTTCGTCACCAACGAATGTAGCAGTACCAGAAACGGTAGCTTGGTTGTATGTGTACTCAGTGGTTGCCAATGAACGCAGGCTCAGGAGAATCTCCTGGTCAATTTCAGCGGTAATCTCTTGAGCCAGAGCAGCCATGATTTCGGCTTCAACGTCGATACCATGCATTGCTTGTGCGTCTTGAGCCGCTTCAAAAGTCCAACGTGCTTGCAACTTACGAGTCTTGGCTTCAACTGCTTGCTTCAAGATTTGCACAGAGATCTGACGACCACCGGAACCTTCAAGCACTGCTGTGTTAGCACCAGAATAGATATTCTGTGTAGGATCAACAACACCAGCGGTAACGCTTGATGCTGAAGAGTATGCCTGAGCAATCAAGAATGGGCTCAATGCTTCTTGACCAGCAGCGGTACTGGTTTGAGCAGCACTGTTGTCAGTCATTGTGTTGGCATAACGCACACGCAGGGTGTGGATCTGACCAACTGGACCAGTCATTGGCTGAACGCCGACCAATTCGTTAGCGATAACGGTTGGCATAACACGACGGATCACTGGCAGAATCACACGGTTCAGTGTGGCGATGTTGCCAGAACCGGTGCTACCACCGCTTGCATTTTCTTTCAAATACTTGCGTGTGTTCTCGAGGATCACGCTCATACTTGTACGCTTGTTGCCTTTCAGGCCTTCGAGAAGAGCGTCTTTGGTTTCATTCCAACGACCTTCTAATAGAGTTTGTGACATTTAAGTCTCCTTAGTTAAAAAATTACAGCCCTGCCAGACGCTTGATGGCGATCACATTGCTGTTGTCAACACTGTCTTCGTCTTGACGAGGGGCAGTTTTATTACCAGTGACTTCTGACACATTTTCTGAGATCACCTGGCGGGCTTTCACAGACTTGCCTTCAGCTAATACTGCTGGTAGATACTTTTCGAAGGCGTTCTTCAGACGGTTTGTCTGCACACTTTCGAGTAAATTACGCATCACTTCACGCTTTTCCTCATTGAGAGGACTTAGCAGATCGTCCATTGTGGTTTGACGCACAGTGGATTCACGGATGATTCGTATTTCACGTTCCTTGGACTCAACAAGAACTTTTGCTTTCCTGCCGAGTTTGATGGCTTCTGACAGTTGATTTTCTCTGGCAGCGATGATGTTTTGCAACTTGCGGACTTCGGCTTTCTCATTGAGATGAGTGGCACCAAATTCAGCAGCATACGCTTCGAAAATACGACGACCAAAACTATTCTCGCGAGCAATTTTGACATCTTCGTGTAACTGTGTAAGTTCAGCCTTGAGATGATGGCTAACAGCTTGACTCATTTTTGCAGCACTTTCTTTTACGAAACGTGTCTTGAGACGCTCCAATTGGCCACGTGCTTCACGCACCAAACGCACTTTGGTTTCCACCACGTCACGTTTATCTGTAGCAAATTCTTGGATCTCACGAGCCAGGGCATGCACCATGAAGCCTTCTAGTTTTTCTAGTCCTTCATTGTGCTGCTTGCGGT